CCAATAACTACCATATAAGGTAGTATGGAGGATGGAAAATGCGTATGTTACTGTTGAAAGTTCTCATTGTTGTTAGCGTTTTGACACTTGTTGTAACGGGGAGTATTTGGGCTGCTGTTCTTTCAGTTGCCTTTGGTTCTTTGTTGGCATTAGAGAAAAATGAAGTTACACATTTGTGTCACAAACAATGCACTTATAAATTTAGCCAAAATTATTAAGGATATCAAACAATGACTATTCAATATATTATGACTCATGATGAATGGCTGGCCCATGTAGTTAGCTTGATTCCTGATGCTTGTGCCAAAGATGAAACCAAGGCTAATATTGCTTTTGATTTGGCAATGGAGTTTGGTATTTTGAGTGGTCTTGTTCCAAGCGGTTGGTATCCTGATGAAGCTGTTGGTCATTTGGTGGATCGAGAAGAAGAAAAAGGCAATCTTGACGAAAGCGACCTTGTTGAATTTGATGCAAAGGTGGATGCTTATCATGACAAAATGAAAGCCAAATATGAACAAGAACAAGCCGAAGCGTCAATTAAACAAGGAAATGTGTAATGACTACCAGCACCAACCAACAAGTTGTTTCCATCGTTAATGCTCTGACCGATTATCTGTTTTCGGATAAATTCGATCAGAGCATTGTCGAGTTCAAAAAATATACACCCATCGAAGAACCTGTTGTCATGACAATGGAATTGATGCGGGCTGTCATTGATAAAACAGCGACACCTGAACAACTTGAATTGGTCAACAAGTTGACAATGCAAACCATTCGTAAAGTTTCAGAAGAAGATGCAACCAATTCTCTTATTTTTAACATTGATGGATTTCGCTATCATGTTAAACAATCAGTTAAGGACTACACTGTCTATTCAAAATATAAAGCTCCCGATTTTTCTGCACTTCCAGATAAATTTAAAGAGCCTCTTATTTATGATGTTGATCTTATTCATGAGCGTTTCGTTGAATTGACTAGCCTTTATCCACAACAATCGTTTATTACCTTTACGAACAAAGATCGTTATAGTTCTAATGAGTTTAGTGAGTATGGTATTGCTCGCCTAAGCACTTACTATCCAGTGGCGTATGTTTCCAAAGACCTTCTTGATCTGTGTGATAAATTTCCAGAAGCTTTTAATGAAGAACAGCTTTCATTTATTGATGAGAACAAAAAAAGTAGTTTTCAGAAAGTAGAACGTTCCCAAAAAACACTGGAAGATGCTTTTAATGCATGGAAAAACTTGCTTCGCAAAAAGAAGGCTACTGCTGATAAACAGTTCGCTTTTAATGATTCTGACAACTATGCGTATCTTGAAGAAACAGAAACTCACCTGCTGATGTCACAGCGTAGCCAGAACACTTTGTATGCTTATGTCTTTGAGAAAGCCACTGGGCGTTATAAAGTTTGGAAAGCCGCCCGAGAAGTGAAAGCTGAGCATGATGATTTCTACTATTCTGAAATGGTTGAGGATTGTACGAATTATTTGGAAATGGCTCAGTATTATATTGGTTGTTCCTATGGGCCAACCAGCTATCCAGTGATGATTGATCATAAAGGTTATGATAAGTCGGCTCTCTATTACCTTCATCACTTTGAAGATGATAATGGCTTGGTTTATGATTCATTGCGTGGTTTTAACCTGCAATCTAATGACGCTGGCAATCTTCTTAGTGATTTTGACCTGTTGCTGACTGTCATTCATCATTATAACTAATATATTTTGAAGATAACAAAAAAAGCCCGTGAGGGCTTTTTTACTTATAAGGTAAGCATATATAGGCTGAAACGTCCCATTGTGTGTATTGGAAGGCTTGTCCACTTAGGAAGCCAAAAGATCCCGCTTCACAAGAACAATTACCCGTATAAGGGTTTGCCACTCTGCAACCACCACCAAAGGTATTTAACCAATAAGCTCCACCTACTGTTGGTGAACCACTTGGTTTCCATTGATAACCTTGGCAAGAGAATATTTTACCCGTGCTATCGGTACCAATTAAACCTATTTTTGCACAAGAACCGTTGCTGACAACTTTCTTTGTTGAATCGAAAAATTCGTTCGTTGTAATTCTTGAGTCAACTGTCAAATCACCTACCATATGGCTTTTTCCACCCACATCTAAGCTATTTTTAACCTTAATATCAGTTGTCGTCGTCAAGCCAGCAACATCTAAATCTTTTTTAACGTTTAAGAAGTTAGTATTGATTTGTTCAGATACGACATCGGTTGCATAAATATTTCTAATGGTTCCATTATCTGCAGTGATTCCATTGGTGAGTTGATAAATGGTATTGGTACCGTCTAATTTTACCATTCCACATGGAGCTTTTTCACCACTGTCTACTATTTGAGCACCATTATATTTGTAAACAATACACAACTTGTCTAAGAGTATTTCTTTTTGTGTTGTATAGTCTACTGCTACGTCTACCGTCACTGGATAGCCAGTTTCTTTATGAATACCTACACCACAATCTACTACTCTTGATTCCCATTTAGCTGCATCGTCTACTTTAACCCACTTTACACATTGTTTGTTAGCTGATGTTCTTGTGTCTTTAAAGGTGACTGCAGATCCAACCATTGAGTTTTTTCCATCAATTCTTAAAAATTCAGCTCCACCACTTCTGTAGTATTCCGCAATGATTACACAGGCTGAACCTAACGTATAACATTTTGTTGAAGTAATCTTAGTATCAGGAGCAGCAGCATCCGCAAAATAAAAATTGTTAGATCCTGTTGTGCCTTCTTTGTTATTGTGTCTGGCTGACATTAACATCTTGTTAAGGTAGGGAAAGAGTTCTTTGAAACTGGCATCATTATCAAGTTTTAACATCATTCTGAATGAGTTAACAAATCCTTCTGAATCAGTGCCTATTACCGCTTCTGGCTTGAAGCTGTACGGTATTCTTGCCCACAATCCACAGTCGATTAATTTAGCATCTTTTTCAGTGGCTAATTGTGGAACCCACCCGGAACCCTTACCACAATTGGCTGTTCTTGATATTAACTCTTTGGTTAATAAATCTTGTATGTTTGAATTATTCCATGTTGTACCATTTTTGAAGTTTGAGACATCTAAACCATCTATGCTTAGTCTTTTATCAAAGCCTTCTACAATTGATGATAATTCTTTGCCATATTGAACTGCGAATTGGTTTCTTTGTGCTTCCATCATCCAGTAAAAGATTCCTGTCACTATGACTAGGAGTATCGAAAGAGTCATTAACGTTTCAAACAATGAAAGTCCTTTATTTTTTCTCATATTAAAATCCATTATTGTTATTTTCAATATTAAAATATTGATCTTATCTTTTAAATATAACATACAATAATAGATAATAAAGATTGTATTAGATTTTTTATTTTGGTTCTTTTTAGTGGTTATATTTAGACATTTACATATGATGATATTTCGTTTTTTTATTCATTAAAATATAGACAATTCTTCAATAAAATGCTATCATAATCCTTTAATTTCTAGGAATTTTACACATGTCAAACGTCTATAATGGTGGCATTTATACATTCTCTTTTACATTGAGTGGTTCATTATCAATTGAAAATATTTCAGATTCTTTTTTTAAGAAACTTCATTCAAGCGACGACTTGAAGTCATTGCTCACAGACCATCAGTATTCAGTTTATGAAACGATTCTTCTGTTTAAAGAGCATGAGGAAGAAGGCTATAACTATAAGACGATTGACGGACTAGAACGCATTGTTGATAATGAAGACGGCGAATTCTCCATTGGTTTTGCATGCTCCAGACGATTCACAACCGATGAATTAAAAGATCTTTATGTTCATGTTGTCATCCCTATTATGATTGCTTCTGATGTCGCCTGTACGCCTACTGGTGGGTTTTCAGAGCACCATGAAGTTATTGAACGAACGTATCAAAATCATACGATTTCATTCTCTTAAACTGTTGAATCTCCTAAATTTTGATGGTATAATTACCCCATATTTAGGAGACATCTTTTTTGAAATCTTCATATCAAAATCCTAGCTTTTTATTGCTTAAAGCACCTTATTCTCTTTTCACTAAGATATCAGGTGCTTGCTATAGTAAAAAAACACTAATTTTGGGAACTTATCGTATTGTTGATGATAAAATCACGTATACTGATATTGAAAAGGGTGTCGTACACAGGTTGTTTGGGTTTCCTGTTTTAGCCCATGCTGGAAAGCTTACTGATGAGGATTGGAAGCTTATTATCTCTTAACATTTTTAGGTATCAACCATTGGCTCATTTTATCAAAAATTATTTAATGCTCATTGAATCCCATGCTGGGATTTTTTTTATTGCCTTCTTCCTCTGTCTTGCAGTCTTTTACAATTTGCCTGAAAAAAGTGTATTGATGTTCTTCGGCGTCTTTAGTATACCGTTCGTCGTCATTCCATTTTTTTTCAAAATTCTATTGTTTTTCTTCGAAAAAAACGAGTTTAAATAGTTGATTTTTATGTTGTTTTTTAGACCTTAAAAAATATTGAAAAAATATTGAAAAAAGATTAAAAAAGTTTGTAAGTTGTTGATTTATAAGGATTTAAAACCTTATTTATTTTTAGAAAAATTTGCTTTTTTGTTATTTTCTTGGTATAATACTCACACACAAACAGGAGAGCAAATATGACTATCAAAATGAATACTGTAGAATCCAGCTCAATTTTTCAAGTCGGCTATCGTCGTCGCACTCTGCAAGTTCAGTTCAATTCCGGTCGTCTTTATGAGTTCCGTAAGGTGCCGCGTGCAACGTATGACCAACTTTTGAAGTCTCCATCGAAAGGTGAATTCTTCAACCGTGAAATCAAAGGTTCTTATGTAGAAACTGAGATTTAAGTCGGGTTTATCAAAGGGCACTTCGGTGCCTTTTGTTATTATTGTAAATTTTAAAAATCATGCTATAATAGCTCAAATTTCGTAGGAGACTACCATGTCCAATTCCAGTCCTTGTGTTGAATGTCCGTTCAAGCAATCTATTCCCGGTGATTGCCATGTGGCATGTGGTCATCCTGTGGCTAATGGGGAGCGTCAAATGATGCTTTTAATGATGGTGATGGCAGGTCAGTTAAGCACCATTGAAAAAGCTCTTGGTCTTACAATTAATCCACATGGGGCAGCTTCTGGTTGGGCTAACTTCCCCGTCAATTACGATCCAATCTGGGTGACTGGCACTTGTTCAATGCTGGAAAACTACAAGACGGCTTTGGCACTTCATCAAGAAAAACAAGCCGCAGAGCTTATCCATAAAGAAGTGTGAATGCTTATTACTACACCGTTAACAATTAAAGACTTGAGCGATCAGGTCTTTTTTGTTATAATGCGACTATCCAATTCCTATAACGGCTTATTGACAATGAATGATGGTATTACTCACAAAGAACGACTTCATATTGAGAAGGTCGTAAACTTTGCTAAACATATTGATGACAATGGTTTTCAGCACAAAGTGGCTGCAGCGATTGTTTATAAAAATAAAATCATCAGTCTTGAACACAATGTCGATAAAAGCCATACCTTTCAAAAGCGTTTTGCTAAAAACGAACATGCCATTTTCTTTCATGCCGAAACCAGTGCTATTCATAAAGCATTAAAAATCATCGGTGCGGATAAGCTCAGCAAAGCTACGCTGCTGGTGGTTAGGTTGTCTTCGGTTAAGAGTAAGTATCGTCAACGACTGTTGCACCACACCTTAGCTACCAGCAAGCCTTGTGAGGGCTGTTCGTCGTGTATTAACCATTATGGCATCAAGAAGGTTATTCACAGTGTTATCAATGGTTTTGAAGTGTACAATAAGTTAGAAATGGTTGCTTAAATAAAACTATTGTGTTATTATAATGTCTCAAAAATAAACTAGGAGTTCTGCAATGAAGCGAATTATGTTTACCCTCATGTTGTTCCTCAGTATGAGTTTTGCAGCTTATGGAGCACCATCTAATACGGGTTGTAATATCTCAACCGATGGTCTTTCACCCGAAGTTGTAAAACAAATGATGGATCTTTGTGTAAAAGACAAAGAGAAACAAGCATCAATCACTGGGGTAGCGTCTGAAAATATCAAGAACCTTGGCGAGTTTGCTGCTGTCTCCAAAGCGTTTGCAAGTTCTCTTGGTGTTGCAGCTAATGAACTGGGTGTGGCCGTAAATACCTTTTTGGCTTCGCCTGCAGGTATGTTAACGGCTGGTGTGATTATTTGGAAAGTGTTTGCCATGAATATTCTTGGTCTTTTATTCATTCTCGTTACTATTGGTATTTGGATTTTCATGTTGCGTGCTGTTATGACAGAAAAATTTGAAACTAAAATGGTTGAAGGTTGGGGTAAAACACAAAAAGAAAAACGCACTCGTGTTTACATTGATTTTGGTGACCTCTCTGGTGAACGTGTAGGATCTCTCTTTGTTGTAAACGCTGTCCCAATTATCTTAATCATTATTATTGTGGCTAACATGATGCACTAATGATTTAATGATGAAAAGGCACTTAGGTGCCTTTTTTAGTTTTGCGTTTTATTATTTTTGATTACGGTAAATCCTAATTTCACTTCTTTTTTAATACCTTGTGCCCTTTCAGCTAAAACAGCATTTACGTCAGCCAAATCATAATTAATTTCATGAATTACAATTCTTGTAGGGTTTAATTTTGCTCTTTTTTCTGCTGTATACTCAATTTTTTCAGATTCACTCATTTTAGCCATTTTGTCATATTCTTCATCAACTAATCGTTGGACAGAATTAACAACCATATCATCAAAAGATTTTTTTGGTTGAGTTGGTTGAGCTTCTGATAAACTCATGTTTATCATGAGTGCAGTAGGAAGTGCAAGCCCAGCTATCAAGAGTTTATGGTTAGCACAAAAACTTTTGAAACTTTGAAAAATCCCTTTTGTATTTTCAAACTTATCGGATTGATTAAGATTCTTATAAAATTCTTCTTTGAGTTCTTTTATCTCTGAGATCTTGGACATAATTTATCTCCATCATGAGTGTTATTTTTTACATTTTAACATATTAAAATAATAATTATAGAGTTCACCTTTAAAATTTGGTCGCACAAAGAATAAAAACATTGCTTGTTTATAGATTATTTGCTATAATTTAAACCTATTAATTCAGTGAGAAAATAATTATGTCTTTTTTTGAAGGTGGTGGTAAATCGCGGATTCATGATGATGTTGCTGATGTTCATAAACGTTTTGATGCGGCTGTTAAATCTGCCAAAACCGACAGTCAGAAGCGTAACCTTGAAATGGAACGTTCTGCGGCTGTAAGTGCTGTTTGTAAGCGTTATGGTCAATCTGGTCGTGGCGGTTTTCTAGAATAATATATTAAATCCGTTCACTTACTATAAGGTGCTTAACATGTCGTATACGTTTGATGAAAAAAACAATGTCTATCTCATTGAAAGTAATCTTGAAGAAAACGATCTTTATGATGTTCTTTTGTCGATAGCAAAAGAGAATGATCTTATTGAAGCTAACCAAGCCTCTGATTCTTCCCATATCAGGTTTATTTTATCAAATAACAGTGTTGATGTTGAGTTTTTACTAGAAGAATAAATGGAGATTATTATGCGTAAAATAATGTTTACTTTGTTGGGCTGTTTGTTATTTTCTTCTGCTTTTGGTGAAGAATTTAAAAGCATTCGAGACTTCACCTATAAAGGTATTAGTTTTTCTTCGTCTATTGATGATTTGAAGGCAAAAGGTTTTTCTTGTGTTGATAAAACTTGTATCATGGGAGATTCATTTTTTAAATATACGTCACCGGGATTTTTTTCAACTGAACAATTTGCTCGTAATGGTAAAACAGTGACTTTCCATGAAGGACATCCGCTTAAAATTACTATTGATCAACTGTATCCTGATACTGGTGAAGAGTGTAGTGTTATTATTAAAGATATTAAAACTAGATTTAATGATAAATACAAAGCTGATATAACGTTTAGAACTTATCCTAGTCGTTATGGTTCTGCTACTGATTATGACACGCTGTTAGGATCTGTTAAATTAGGTGAAGATGTTTTGCGAGTTAATTTTTCTTGCAATAAGATTCAAAACCCGACAACTTCTGAACGGTTGACATTCATTCACGCTCTTTTTCACTATGAAAACTTAGCATCAAGATTACTTATTGATGATATTTAAAAAAGCCTTCGCGGGCTTTTGTTTGTTTGCGTTATACCTGTCATTTAAATTTTAATAATGGAGAATACTTATGACTGTAGATGATTTAAAAAAGTTTTTTTACGAGTATGGCGAAACTGATGAACCCCATAAATTCGATAGGATTCCAGTGAAATTTAGTAAGCGTGATGATCTTCATGCCTTCATTTTGCTGGATAACATTATGCCTGATGGTCACACTATGATTTCAGCCGCTGAACACGATGAAATTTATTTGGATGTTGATATTGAAGAACTGGCAAAAGTAATTACCCAAGAACAGATTCTGGAATTGGTTCGTTGCGGTGTGTCTTTTGACGGTCATCATGACTGTCTCTATATGTTCGTTTAAATATAAGTTGATTAAAAGTGGCTCATTTGGTATAATGGGCCTTCTTAATTCACAGTAAGGTGTTTTACCATGTCTCTTAAACTGATTACAACTCCTGATACTCTCAAACTTCACCCAACCAGCTATGAGCGTGGTGTTATGATTGATTGTTTTGATAAGTTGGCACCTACTGATATGGAGCGTAAACAGTACTTGTCAGACGCCGTTGTCAAAAAAATGCGAGATTTTGTTGAATCGCACTACATTGTTTTCTACTTTGTAGATTCTTACACTTATTCTGTCAAAGACTATAATGACAGTGATGGCGATTACACTCATTCTGACTCTGAAACCAACCGTTATCCTGTTCCAATGGAAGAAATGGTTGCTCAATTGACCGAAATGGGCTATAATGATGCCACTAAAATGATAAAGGATGCGGTTATCACAGACCACGATATTAACCTTTATTACGGTGAGCGTATCTCACTTCAATCCTATGCCATTAAAGTTGAAGGAATTTAATATGTCTATCCACTACGTTGCAGGGCACAATGCTGATCAAGGTGAAGCCTTCGTTTGGCAAATTGAAAATGGTCTTTTGCATGAAGACATCAGTTATATGCTTAAAGAAATTTTCCCTGAGCTTCGTTCTATGCTGGATTATGCACCAGAGGACGCCTACAACGCAGAAGTTCATGTGGCTAACAAGATTAAATTTCACGATAAAATTGTGGAAGACTACTTGTTGATTTATTACCCAGTCATTGAGACGGCTCCTGTCGATTCTTATCGGGATGAAGGTGGTGGTTATTGCCATAAGTCTACCACTGACGTAGACATTGAGGTTCCACTTTACGAGATTCGTGAACTCATTCGTGAACACTATCCACAAGTAGAAAATGTTGAGGCTTTTGTTGACAACATGCTTAAAATTCATGCGAATGACACTTATTGGCATAATGACTATTATGGCAGTAGTGTGACTTACGCTTACATTAAAATCAAAAAAGATGCTGACCTTAGTCGCTATCTTTAATCTATAAGGAAACTGTTATGAGCCGTATGACTGTTCGTTTTGACCGCGTATTTAATAAGAAAGGCAACTTTAACCTTAAAGAGTTTGGAATCGAATATTTTGACCCTTATCGTAGCAGTGATAATGAAAATCATGTTGAGTTGTTTGAACTCTTGTTTGATAGCAATGGTAACGTGCTTGATGAAGTTCGTCGTGAACTTGAAAGTTACATCAAGTTGAAAAACTTTCCCGCCTTATCCGATGCAGTCAAACTGTATTATGCTGGTATCCACGGTAGCAACACCAAAGGCTCTTATCCAGCGATTTATATGTATCGTTAATTAAAAAAAAATTTCAAAAATAAATTTAAAAATGTTAAAAAAGTAGTTGTTTTAAAATAAAAACGTTGATATAATAACCCCACACTAACTAAATAAGGAAACACAATCATGGCAACAGTAAATTCAGCAAAAAAAGAACAAGAAATCGAACAAGCCTACGCACAGGTTGCTGAAACCAAGCGTCGTCAAGAAGAAAAAATGTGGTCGCAACACGAAAAAGCACGCAAGCGTTAATTCCCTTCATTTTCCAAAAGGATTTACAATGTTACGTGTTAATTCAGTAATTGAGTTCGACAGCCTAAATGACCCACCAGAAGGGTTCTATGCTTCTGCAATGGGTTGGTATTTTCATGGTGAGCTTCAAGATATGGTAGGCTTTGATATTCCATCCGCTTCTGTTGACTTAATGGAAGTTCCCGATGGTATCTATGCTGGCTCTTACAAAGGGCTGGATTGCACCTTCTTCAACTGGTCTTATGTTGATGAAGATACCTACAGTAAGCAGCGTCGGCATCGTGGTTTTATTGTCCTTAATTCGGATAAAACAGCTTATGAATTTGCTCAGTTATCTTATGATGCAAAACGTAGATATCTTTAATCGTTAAATAACAATGAAAAAGGTCAAGTTCGCTTGATCTTTTTTTTGCCTTTATTTTCTTGTCATGTTATACTAAACCATTACTTATTCGGAGTGTCACCATGCATAATATTGTAGCGTCCAAACTTATTAATGACCTTATCCTGAACACTGATGACAGTAGCCATCTTATTCTCGATGAAATCAAAAAAAACCAAAGCCTTGTTGGTGTTCGTCAACTCTTGATTGAAATTGATACAGATGATGATTTTGCCGTTGATGGTTCATCTGATTTTTCGAAAACATTTGATTTGGGTGAACGTGATATTGTTGAAGTCTACAAAGAAGCTATTAAGAGTATCAAGTTTGGGCATGATAACGTCAAAAATTATAAGGTCGATAATTTCTTGGAATATATCTTGTCAGAAGACGCATTGAATGAAGTGGCTACTGGTCATCTTTCAACAGGCGGTAATCAGACAATTTATGTCACCGTTGTCGATGCTCCTAGAAATATGTATATTGGTTCATTAGTTATTGATTTGACCCGATAATGCTTTCATTATTCATTCAGTTGTGATAAAATAGGCCCACTTGAGGGCTTATTTTTTATGAGAAAACCAATTAATGTCAATACTATTGAGGAACTGAAAGCAGTTGCATTTGATTATAATGCTCCTGTTTTCGTTGCTCCTGAGCTTTTGATGAATGAAATCATTGAGACTGATGAAGAATGTGATAAACTCTTGGCTAACTTATCCCATTATCATAAAAGTGTCATCGCCTTCTTTTTCAGATGTGAAGGATTTAGGGTTTATTTTTTGGTGATTGATAGCTTTGTTGTCGTAAAAAACTATGTTCTTGATAATGTAACGATTGCTAATTTGAAAAAATTTGTCATTCAATCCGTTCGCTTTGATTCAGGCAGTCACCAGTGGAATGAAAAACAATTTTATTCTTACAAACGTGGAAATAAACCTGACAGTGTGGAACGCAGTTACGGTTCTTTTATTGCTAGGTATAGCCATGTTTATGATAAAACCTATGTGAGCCAAATTAGAGTCACTGATCAATCACAATACCTTATTGACATGACCTTTAAACGCAATGGTCGGCAAATCACATTGATTGAACTGTCAGCAGACTATCCAGAAATTGCATCTGCTTTGAGAGGTAAAGTTCGATCAATTGAAAACCTTACCAACAAAAGCAAATTGATTAAATCTTATCTACCTATTATTGATATGATTCTTATTTAAGGAATAACCATGCTATTAATCAATACCATTGACCAATTAAAAGAATGTTTGTTATCAGTTGAGCAAACTGGACGATTTGTCACACCTGTTAAAGAATTCGTTAAGGCTGGTCAGATTATTAAACCCGAGAACCGAAATGAATATATTTACGTTCTGGATGATCTTCATACTATTTATTTTCAATTGAGTGAAGATCTTATTGTCTTCAAAGGGTTTCAGATTAAGCCAGAAAAACACTATATTTTCCATAGACTAGATAACCTTCCATGCTCTCTATTTTATCTTAAAAATGGTAATTTAAACACTACAAGTTGGTATGTGAATGGTATTGCTGTTCGTGACAATCCTATGCAACCTGTCGTCGTAGATCGTCGTGATGGTGATTTCTGGACGTTTCAGTATGCAACCTCAGATGATGGTTGCTTTGAGATGTCTCATATTATCTATGACAAGCGTAAGAAAGGTGAATGGCGTGTCATGGACATGTTGGCTAGGCGTCGTGGACAAAACATGAATTTTAAAGAGATTAAAAAACAATTTCCTTTTGTTGAAGATATTACATTTGAGGATTGTTATGATCTTAGTAAAAACATCTTTACTGCAGATCAAGTGACATTGATGAGAATGATTGATATTTGAAATCGGCAATATAATACTGCTTAATATTAAAAGATGGCACCTAATCGGCATTATATTGCAGATTTAGGTGCTTTTTTGTATCCTTTTACGCAATATAATGCAGTTTTGTTAGATTTCGATCATTTCAATCAGTTTTAAGTAATCCATAAAAGCCACTTTGTTATCACCATTCAAATTATCATAAAATGACTTATTGACCACTTTGAACCAATTGTTGTCTTCTAAGTTAATAGTCTTAGGCTCAAAGAAGCTTGAGTCTACTTCTGCTTTTACATTCATGACGTGTTTAGTAAATCTTAACAACAGCATTTCTGTTTCAACATCACCATTAGAGTTGAGTGAGTAACTTGTAGCATTAGATTTAACTATATTTTTCAATTCAAAGGTCTTACGGCAAATTTTATGATTTTTGTCAAAGAAATATGTCATGTTCGACATCTTTCTTAAATGCAACAAGATCACCCAGTGTTTCTGCTTGATGGCATAGGCTGAACCGTAGTAATCTTTTTGTAGATAAAATTCTAATTCATTACCTTCTTTATTGAAATGATTTAAGTTCAGATGATTGATTAATGTTGATTCGAATGATTCACCCTTATACAGAGCACTGTAATGCGTTTGTTGACCTTTTTCATTATAATACACATAAATAGGCAACTCAAACTCACAGTTAAACAATTCAAATAAGTTAAATTTAAAGGTAATGACAATGCAATCACTTGATTTTCCAGATACATAAAAAGAGGTTTCGTCTTTTACCAAATCAAGATGTTCTTTAATTAACTCTTTGGTTAAATTTGGATTATTGTTAATTGCTATTAATTTTTCACACATCATGGCACGAACAATTTCAAAGTGCTTGTCTTTGAGCTTATTATTCTTAGATAACTCTTCAAAATTTGGAAAGTATAATTTCATCATTCACCCTGTATTTTGTTAAATTGCTATCATGTCTATTACATTCATATAATCCAAGAATGCAGTGCGTTTGTCACCTGTTAAGCTTCTGAAAAAGTGTTTATGAACTTCCCGCATCCATTCTGATTTCGTGAAATCTATATCGTTGTAATTGATAAAGGCTGAATCAACAGAATCTCTTTCAGTTATGACATGTTTTACGAACTTTAAAAACATAAGTTCAGTTTCAAATTTCTCAAAACCTTCCATTGAATAATTAGAACTTGAATTATTAATTTTTGATTCAAAACCACGCAAATAAACCTTATGCTCAGTGTCAAAACGATATTTTAAAGTAGTCCTTATTTTTGGATATTCTGGTGTTTTTATATAATTTTCTTTGATGATTTCATATACAGTTTTATTGTTTGCATCTTCATCTAATGAAAACTCTAATTTAGACAAATCGTCATTAAAATGATTAATATTTAAAAGATTCATTAAACTTAAATCATTTTTTGATCCCATATATGTTGAATGCCATCTATTGTATTTTCCATGTTGATTAAAATATAAATGTACAGGTATTACAATATAACAATCGAAAAAATTAACAGCAAAGTTAACTGTACAGTAATCCTTAGTATTATAAAATTTGGTAGTTGTTCCATAAATCCCAAGGTTACTTTGAATATCTTCATCTGTGATATTTGGGTTATTATTCATTTTTACGAATTTTTCATACAATAATTCCCACACCTTACCTTCTTGGTCTTTCGCAAGGTTTGGGTTGCTTGATAATTCTTCGTAATTTGGAAATGAAAGATACATTTAACATCCTCAATTTATATATCTTTTGATTATACCTTATTTTGTTGTTTTAGTCTATGATTTTGCCTATTAAATGTTCATAAAAAAGACATAATTTTATTGATTTTATTTTTAAAATATGTTAAAATACTTGCTCTTTAAGAGGTGATTTTTATGGAGTTAGATATTAAAGTTTTGAGAGAATTAGGCCCGCATGTCGGCCAAAAAGTTTGGATTTGTGATTATCGTCAACCTGACTTGGATAAGAAAGCTATCCGCCATGTCCCGCCAACAGAAGTTATTATTGTTTCGAACGAAGAAAACAAGCCAACTAAGCCTATTCATTACTCAGATACCCATTTTAGAACTTTGACAAAAACGGGTGAAGCAGGCAGTAAAGTGATTGGTATTTTCGACAATACAGGTTATCGGTTTAATACAGGCACAGCTTTGCATGTTTTCGACAATAAGGAAGAATGTGTTGAGTTTTATAACGATCAAGCTGATAAAATTATTTCAGCACTTGATGACAAGATCAGTTGGGTTGTGGTAGGATTGAACAATGCTAAAAAAGAAGTCCTCGATAACAAGCTGAAATCAAGGAAATAACAATATCATGGATGGCTTCGGTCATCCTTTTCTTTCGGAGAGCCACCTGATGATTAATTTTCTGTTCAAAAAAGTGATTGTTGTGGAATATGAACATAGTATCAGTATTTATGATACCTTTGAAAAAGTAACCAATAATGATGCCCTTTTACCCTATGTGAACAAAAATATGACGCTTAAAAATGGAGTCTCTTCCATCAAAGCTGATTTGCACACTGGTGCTGAATATCATTATCCTGTTACTATTTATGCAGCTCACCGTTTTAATTTCTTGCACCTGAGTGACGCCGCTTCTTGTGCCTATCATCAATTTAAATCTATTTTGACACGTTCTTCGTGTGATTGGGACAGCTTTTCGGCTTACTCTTTCAAAAAATAATATATCTTTAATTTTTTAAAATGAGGTATTTGACATGCGTATTGAAAACCAGAATCCTGATACATTTGAAAGAATTCTTTTAGCAGTTATGGGGGTAGCTATGATTGCGTTGGCATTCCTTTTTTTGAGTTTGTTTATTTTTGAGGTGCCATCTTCAGAAACAACTTATAATGTTCGGAAAGACATCTTTACAATCAATCGAGCATTTGATCAAAATTCCAACACATGGGTGGTTGGCGTCATGGATGCTGATAATATCAAACTGGGATCATTTGTTTGTGCATCAAAACCTATGAATGCGAATCCTGAACTTTACTATAAAATGACTAGAGAAGACATGTTCTTTGGACCTTCTAAATACGCTTTTTCTTTTAGTTATGTGGAAAACTGTACAAGTGTGAGTGGTTCATCGGCTATAACGCAAATGCCGAACGTGCAAAATAGAACGCCACGTAAAAAAGGCGAATTCATACTGTAGTGGTTGATTTTTTCTTATTTTATGATATAATGACCTTCTTAATTTAAAGAGGTCATTATCATGGGTGTTACCTTCCAAGCTCAAATCAATCACGATGATTACCCACAACAGAAGGTGTTCATGGCTGATCTTTATCCTGATTTGGATGAAGAGTATTTCAAGCTTGAAGGTTATTGCCCATTTGATGAAGAAACTCAACGCCATTACCAGATGGAGCGTGTCATTGACTTCAAACAAAGTCGTGATTTCAGCTACGCTAATTTCTACTTGTTATTGGATCTGGTAGATCGTAATATCCGTATTGCCACACAAGCTGATGGTGGCTACTATGCTATCAATCATGCTGATATTCAAGTGTTCCGTAAGAAAGTCTTCATGGCCTTGAATAAGGTCAACGAAGGCCATGCTGTTGAGCCATCACAAAATGGAAACTTCTATGATTGTGGTGCATCTATGGATTATATTCATGGTGCTCTCAGTGATATGCTTGAAATCATTGATCAGGCATATAAGAAAAACTTAAATATTTTTTGGGCTTAATTATGATCAATTCAAAACAAGTCTTTAAAGCAGGATTATGCAGTGTCTTCGGAGCTGCGACATTCTCACTCTTCTTCTGGAATAGTTACATGCTTTCCACAGGTCGGTTTATGGTCTGGAAAGCTTTTGAAGGGGATTCTCATTTCCTCATGTTCGCTTTATTCCTTATGCCATTACTGATTGGTTTTACAGCCGGATTTGGTATGATTTTTTACTCGTTTCGTCTAGAAAGTAAAGAAGCTGACAAAAGAATGCAAGATCGAATCGCGGACAGAGACAAGCAATTAGAAGATACCACATTAACCAGTCTAGAAAGAATTGATATAATTCTAGGCAACCACCGAACTTAACCAGCCTATGGGAGTCCTCATATGACAATAGCTCAGAAAGACAATGAAAGTTTTGTTAACGCTATACGTTCAATGACTGAAAAGTTTATTGCTCTGGTTGAATCCCATTCAGTATCCAAAGATTTTTCTTGGTTTACATTTCGTGATGATACCCTTTTGACCGCAATTCAGCATTCTTTTGGTGAATTGACCCAAGAAGAACTGCAAGACTATCATCTTGTATTTAATCAAGTTATGGTTGAGCATGGCTATAGCATCACTTCCGTAAATCATCTTGACGATAAAGTCGAATTATGGCATAATACACCTTCATTAAATATGGAACTTCACGAATATCTTGGCATTGCTTGGGGTGATTATCATCATTTTATGTTTGGTCGTGATGTTTATTTGAAAAATAACTGAACTAGCTGTTTCGCTGGGTCAGGGGTTTTATAATTTCAACTCTTAGTTACGGATCAAGATATGAATGTCAATTCGGCTGAAACAGATAGCTTTAAAGAACTGTTTACTGTGTTCGCTAAGGAACACGATATAATGGTGGGGCGTTATTGTGCCGTAAAACTTCTCAGTTTCTACAATCATAATTTTGATCCTGTTATGCTCTTCCAGCTTGATGCTGATGTCGTTGCACCCTTGGTTTTAAAACCTTTTAAACATTTTCATGTAAAAAAGTTGGTCACACGATTAACCGATTTTTTGAGTGAAGTCGTTGAAGATAGTTTAGAGGGGTTTCTTGCTGCCAACTTCTTTGATCAATTCACCCTTCACAATATTCAAAATATTGTCTTGAAAGAAGGTTATACCAGTGTTCATGATGTGGCTTATTATCAATTAGAATTGCTCAGCACATCCACCCGACTTATGGTGAATTTTCATACTGAACCTGTTCAGCCTAGATTTTACAGAAATACAGAAATGAAGGGAACTATTAAATATCTCAATCTGGATGTTTATTATCGAGATTTTGAATCACTCAGAGAACCCATGTTGGAATATTATGCTGATGAAATTGGTAAATTTCTCAATATTCCAGTGAATGAAATTGATGATAATGTTTTAAAACTTGTTGAAATGGTTAAAATCTAGCACGTTTCTCGTTTTTTCTTGACGTGGAGTGATTTCTTTAGTATAATTACGAGATTGAAAATAAAAGAGGATTACACAAAATGTCTACCTTTAAAGCGACAGTTCTTCCAGTCATTGTTGAGCCACATCCTAACGCTGATGCGATTGAACTGGCTCGCGTCGGGGATTTCTTCTCGATCATTCAAAAAGGATACCTGAAAACAGGTGACTTGGCTGTTTATATTCCAGAAGGTGCCCTTGTTCCTGATTTCATTCAAGAAGAAGTGGGTTGCCTTGGTAAATTGGCAGGTTCCAAGAAAAACCGTTTGAAGCCTTCCATGCTTCGTGGTGTTCTTAGTCAAGGTCTTTGCTTTAAAGCCCGTGATGGCTGGGCTATCGGTGACGATAAAGCCGAAGAATTGGGTATCATCAAGTATGAAGCTCCTATTCCAGCCTCCATGAATGGTGAGATTTCTAACGTGGGCATTGAAAACACTTTCCACTTTGACATTGAAAACGTCAAGCGTTACCCTGATGTATTGGTTGATGGTGAGCTTGTATCTATGACTGAAAAACTTCATGGTACGTTCACTATTGCTGGTAGCGTTTATGGTAAAGACCCTATTCCACATGTGGTTGATGGCCGCTCATTCGTGAGTAGCAAAGGTTTCTTTAACAAAGGCTTGGTGCTTCGTGACAACGAACAAAATGCTCATAACATTTACATTCGTGTTGCTAAAAAGTTCAATCTTTATGAGATTACAGCCATCCTTGCAGATCGCTACAAAACCAATGCTTATATTTCGGGCGAAACATTTGGTGCTGTTCAAGATTTGACTTACGGCTTGGATGCTGGCGTATTTGATTTCCGTGTCTTCAACGTGTTCCTTGGTTCGCGTAGTGATGCAAAAGGCGTGTTCCCAGTGGATGATGATGTGCTTGAAGCCTTGCTCACTGAGTTCAACTTGAAACGTGTTCCTGTGCTTTACAAAGGCCCATACAGCAAAGAAGTCATGTTGAAATACACTGATGGGTTGGAAACTTACTCTGGCAAAGAAACACACATTCGTGAGGGTCTTGTTGTGGAACCGCTTGTTCAGCGTCGAGATCCAGCCATTGGCCGTGTTGTCTTAAAAAGCGTTTCAACTGCTTACCTTTCTCGCAAAGGCGGCACAGAACTAAACTGATAGGAACCTTCGGGTTCCTCTTTTTTTGAGGTATATCATGAGTAAACTAACCTGTACACAAATTAAAGCGGCTGTTGGCTTAGTCGCATTGAAACATAATTTGCAAGTGGATTGGAGTTCAGAAGACTCCTTTACATGGATTACCATGTGGCGTGATGGTGTTAAATTTAAAGCCGAAGAAGCTGCATTGATTTCTCAGGAAATTGCGAACGCCAGTGGTTTTGACTTCTACCTGAATAAAATCATTGCTGATGGTTTTGAAGGTGCGTTGGATGCGTATATTCGCAAAGTAACTCCCGATGAAGTTCCACAGCGTTATGTTGAACATGGAAATACCAAAATTGATGACTACGGTGAGCAGTTCGTTGCTCAATAATGCAGACAGAAGGAGCCGAAAGGTTCCTTTTTTCATTCTACTATGGTATAATGCCTTATCAAAAAATCAAAGGTGTTATTACTCATGAACGAAAAAATTGTTAAGCTTCTCAACTCCTTTTACAATATTGGTTTTGATGGCGTTGATTATTTCTCCGTATTCCCAACGGTTCCTAATGACCAAATTTCAGAATTCGCTATCTGTATTGCTCATGACTGCGATATTCATGTGATGCCTTGCATTAATCCAGATGTTCAAACACTTCGTGATGCCGATGGTAATATGAATGATATTTATCAAGACATGTTCTTTTCCTTTGAACAATATCCTACACTGACTGGCTTCTTGAAAATCGCCGCTCGGGGTATTGGCATGGACAACATGTTGGGGCGTATTTCCAGTGGTGTGGATTTGAAAAATCCAATTGAACTCATCAATGCCATTGTTAAAGAACAAGACTACCCAGAAGTGCTGGATGGTTTTGTTTACTCTCGCCTACAAGATGATAATGATGGTGAAGACACGTCTACACTGGATATCAGCTTTGACAGTGTGGGTGCCTATGTGAAGGTTCGTTCGCTGGACAGTCTTCGGTATCGCACCAGTTATGGTGGTGGTAAAAGTGACCGTCTTCGTAATTCTTTGCTGTTGATTTGCTATATTATTCATCATAACCTTGTTTAAAACGCTCTAAACTGCTATAATAGACCATACTTTTTCATCGGAGATACATTATGACTACTTTGCACAAAGGCTTCAATAAAATCATGGAACAAGAAAGTATCCAGAGTGGTAATGCTTTTACCAGTGTGCAGACTTCCATGTATGTTCGTGGCATTAATACGCTTGAATGTAACAATCATGATTTTAAAAAAGGTGAGCTTCATCAGCGAGACATGAACATTTTTACAGATTGGATGCAACGAAATGTTCAGGCTGATTATTTGACTCGTGATGACTTCTACAAAAAAGTTTCTGATTTGGCGTTTACTGGTGATCTGTGCCTTTATATTTTTCATAGTTCGCCAAAATCGGCTGCCATTGCCATTGCGATTGCTGATAAGAGTGGTCTGCAATATTTTTACGAACTCAAAGGTGATATTAAAAACCGTAGCATCGTTAATTACATTAAAGATGAACTCAATCGGAGAGGTTGGTATTAATTAACCTTTCATCATACTCTTAGTTGTTAATTTTGACTTTCAGTCAGATTATAGTATACTGAACCGAAGTTAAAAGAAAAACAACTAGGAGTTTATATGTTAAAGAAAACCTTATTAGCGTGTCTTTTGATCAGTAGTTCCTTAGCTGTTCATGCAGCAGATTTTGCACCCTTTGGAATCAAAATTGGAGAGCAAAGTTCGTTTTATCCAAAAAATCTCCAACCCACTGTTCTTGAACCTGTTAAGGTTCAGCCACCACAACCTGTTGACGATTTCTTCAATGAATACAATGTCTATTTTAATGATGATCAACTTGTTCGCAAAGTAGAAGCCACTGGTGATTTAACCTCGGGTAAATACAGTTGTGTCGATATTGCTAATTCATTAAATGACACTTTTTTGAAGACCTATACCAATGCTCAGCCTAGTGTGCAAAATGGTGCCATGTATGCGTATACAGTTGAAGAAGGTACTGATAGTTATTCAGCCTATATTGCTTGTGATGAAACTTCAATTCATTATGTCATGTTTAATCCTGCACTTGAAAAGATAAGAGATAATGTTGAAAGTACAAAGAAAGTAGACGTTCAATTATAATTCTTTAAATTTGTGAAATCAGCCAGCACTTGTGTTGGCTTTTTTATTTTTTCTGCTATATTAAATCTTTTAAGGAGAATTAAAATGGCTGGAATACCTAAACTATCAGTTAGATTATCGGACAGTTACAAAGCAGCACTATCAGAAATAACCACCACTATTGAAAATTTTAGAGCACTCGATGAATTGTATGATGCATACTCAGTTGAAATGACAATCAGAACAGCATGCATGGTTGATGATGAAGACATTTTTCCAGAAGATTACGAGTTTGATTTAGATCCAGAATCACTTTATCTTAACATTTCTGACCTTCACAGTTTACAATCATGTAAGCCATCCGTTCTTAGTTTGTTGGAGTATGCGTTTAAAGATTCAGATTTAAAATTATGGCTTTATATTACCGATGATGACAAAACGTTTGTTTTTGTTCAAGCACCATTGTCCCATCTCGCAGAGAATGCAAGGCACTATTGATGACTGATATTGTCCCTTTGCTTCCGCATCTAACACATACACCGGAGATTGTTAAGGCCATTGATACCATCACTGGCTTGATTAAAAAAGTTAAAACAGCTCATGACCTTTTTTCAAAAAGAGACATGATAGAGCGAGCCACAGAGCTTGACTATCGTCTTCATTATGAAAAAAAGTTGCCTAATGATATGTTGTTCATTCCAATACCTTATCAGGTGCTTAATCTATCCAGTGCTGAACTTGAAGTGATAAAGCGTCACTTTGAGATTAGATCTGGTATCGTTTATTCAATCAAGAATTTAAAAATCAAACACGAATATAATCATTGTATTGGTTTTAAACTTGATGTCTTATATCCTGCACCTGTTGAAGTTGCACCCGTAAAAGAAGATGTTAAGCCACCTGTTAAAAAAGCCAAATAAAAAACCCCGCTCTTTCGAGCAGGGCTTGGTAATAGGTAAGAGCGGCGGTGAATTGCCGGATAAAGAACCCCTATTGATCCCGTGTTATAATTGCCCTTGGTGGCTACTATATCACTGGTTATTTTCACAACTCCCTCCCAGATCAACCACACCCAGTTAGAATGTCAGATTTTCTATTATCTACTGTTAACGAGGAAAAAATCTTCGAGACGAAAAAAACCTTTCAACAGTGAGTTTTTTTTTACAACAAAAAGTATACGGCATGAAACTACTCAATAAAAAAATCCGATATACCCTACCAAGACCTTTATTATATGAATTTTTTTAATAATTGTCAATGGCATTATAATGTTTTCACTTTTAATTTTACTTTTGTTTTTTTTGCGATTATGTTATAATTAGACATCCTTTTAGAGAGCGTAATTATGTTCGACATTAAGTATACGGAAATTCACGACAACCGAAAAATGGCTAATCTCATCAAGCGTCATAAGCTTTTCGAGAAAGAACACCGCTCTAGCCGTTTTGAGAACAACGCTTTCTATATTTTGGAAGGGGATGAAGTTCGCCCTATGGGTGATGTTACCTTTATCAAAGTTAGTCATTTTTCTACAGTGGTTTGTCGTGTTGACAAGAAACCCGTGGGACTGCTTGTTCTGGAACACTACATTGTTAATGATACCATTGATCCAAAGTTTACGTTGAACAACAAAAAACGTCGTTATACGATGATTGGTTTGGTCGGCACTTATGTTAAACCAGAGTTTCGTAAGAAAGGTATTGGACATGCTATGATGAGCGTGTTAAACGAGCAGCTTCAAGATCTTTATGTCAGTGATGATACGCATGTTCACATGTTAGCCGCTACTGGGAAAACGTTTGACCTTGTTCAAGCTGAAATGCCATCGTTCTGCCCTGTTGTGGCACCTTATAATTCTAACAAGTGGAAAGATACCGCAAAAAGCTGGTATACTTACAGTCGTCATCATGAAGGTATGGTGGAATTCGTTTGATTGTGGTATAATACTCTACACACATTTGAGGATAATGACGATGATGAGCAAAATTCTGTTTGGCCTTGGTGCTGCATGGACTTGGTTCTGGTATAACACCGTTACTCGCCTGTTTGTTGTTCTTATTCCTACCTACATGGTCTTTGTTATCCCCTTTTTCAAGTATGTTCTGAAAGTTCCAGACTCTGACATGGCAAACTCTCTTTCAGCACTCTATATCCTCATTTTTATGATTGCTGTCTATGACAATGATTTTTCCAAGCGTAAAAAATATGGCATTCCCGACCGTTTGTTTTTCAAGAAAAAAAGTAAATCTTGATCTAAACAGTATTTTTGTGTATAATACACGAACTTAATTGATTCGGAGTCTGTCATGTCCACTGTAAAAGCCCTTGTTATGAGCGACCTTCACCTTGAATACAGGAACAATATTAATATTCCTGTGATTGATGGTGTGAAGTTTTTGATCTTGGCTGGGGATATTGGTAGTAACCAGTCTCACCTTGAATTTATCAAAGACTGTGCCAGTAAATACACGGTCATTTATATCTTGGGTAACCATGAATTCTATGGCTTCACCTTGAAAGAAGTCCGTGACTTTTGGAACTCTGTCAAGATTGATAACTTTCACTTTTTGGATAACTCATCTGTGGTTATTGACGACATTGAGTTTATTGGTTCTACTTTGTGGGTCGATTTTAATCGCCAAGATTTTCACACCATGTATAATGCGGCTATTGAGATCAAAGACTTTCAAAAAATCTTGAATGCTAATAATGATGAATATATCACTGCACAAGAAATTTATGAAGAGTTTGAAAAGTCATATGATTATTTGAAAAATGCTTTGTATGATGACAATGGTTATGTGAAAGTTCTGGTGACTCATTATGGTTTTTCTCACCAAAGTGTTCACACAAGCTACCGTGACCATCCAGCAGATTTAAAGATGAACCATTACTTTACCAATCATTTGGACAACTTTATTGGAAATTCGTTGGCTAAGGTTGCTATTCATGGTCATATGCATACTTCGGCTGATTACATGTTGGGCGATGTTCATGTGGTGTGTGAGCCTGTGGGATATCCAGACAGTGTTAACCCAGAATTTCACTTTAAATTGGTTGACTTGAAGTAACCCCTTATTACCTTAATTTTTGGAGTATATACAATGATTTCAGAACCGTTGAACTATTATGATGAACAAGTCATTGCATTGGACTTGACACGCCTTTACAGAAAAGAACAAGAACTATTGGCCGCTATGATTAAGAATCAAGCTTCTGCTACGTCGATGGCTGAGCAAAAACAGGTTATGAAAGAATATCAAGAGCATGAAGATGTGGTCAAATTTTCAGAAAGAAAAGCTGAAATCATGCGTCGTCAACAGGTGTGTCAAGACCGAAAAGAAGAAGCAAAACTCAAAGCTTAACAGTTGCTTTAATTTTCGATTTTTGCTATAATTAGGCACATTCAAAAAGAACGAGATATCAATCATGAAAATTGCACACGTAGTTATTCAAGAAGCTGTCACTCATTTTCTGGCTAACCAGCCTATTAATAAGTTGATCAATCAACTGTTTCGTGGTGGTAAACAAGTTCAAGATGACTTTGAACCCATTAAACAAGTTTCGTGTCTTATGTTTAAAGATGGGGTAGGCACCATGCGTTTGCATTGGAATGATGTTGTTCCGCGTGCTTTGCAAGATATTGAAAAAACAGAAGACCTTGATACAATCTTTACGATTTCTGTAAAAGGTCTGGAAGCAGAAATTTTTGTAAGCTATGATAAGTCTTCGATGTGGTTTAATATCACTTCGAAAACATTTGATAACCTTTTTGCATTGGCCGTGGAGCGGTCAAAGGAGTAAGTATGGAATTTAGAGAATTTGTTGAAAAAGCTTTCGAAGCTGTTACTTTATATCAAGATACTCAGGCTGTATATGGTACAGTTTCTAGAAAAGAACTGCCTTCACTGAGCGATAGTGAATTGGAATCGCTTTTCTTTGAGCGTACTTGGGTTTCTGGTGGTCATACAGGTAAAAGCTGCTGGGGTGGTGAAGGTTATTCACGTAGTGGTGATACGCCAGAAGATATCACGCCTGATGTGGCTAAGGTTCTGAAAGCCGTTGGCCGGTCTGATATTAGTTTTGTTGATTATATGGCAACTGTTCAGCCATTGGTTAAATCGACTGACCTGAGTGATTCAAGTGATTATTATGGTAACTATACCAACTATGCACGGCTTTATGTAAATTTGAAAGAGTTGTATGATGTGGTGTATTGCGACAATGATGAGTAAGCAATAACAATTAATAATTATATCCTATGAATCTAGTGACGATTATATAAGGAGAAAAATTATGATTGAGTTTAAAGAGTTTGTAAAAAAAGCAGTAGTGTTTGCAAATGTGTCCGTGGATGTTTTAACTTCGCGTGATTACTCGTTAACCGAACAGTGTATTGAAGCGTTAGATGACAAAGTGCTGGAAACTGCTGTGATCGAAAAAGTTTGGGTTTCTGGTGGTGTCTCAGGCAACGATTGCTATGAGTATTTGAATAGAACCGTAGACAGTGAAGGTGAACAAGAGATTATTCCAGAAGTTTTGGGATTGTTGAGAAGTCTAGGTCGTGATGACGTTGACAGTTCAGTAATAGAATCAATGGTTCAAAGGCATTCATTTGATGAAGAACCAGATTACTATTTTAACTACTACGAGTATTCAAAAGTGTATGTGAACCTGAAAGCGTTGTATGATAAATTTTTGGTGAAAGCTGAATAATTTAATCTTAGCATTATGTTATAAAAAAACCTCACTTCGGTGGGGTTTTTTATTGTTTAATTATTATGGTTCTGTTATAATGAGGCTAATGACTTGCATTGCTTTGAGGCAAAGGAGATAACACATGAGTCGCGGCGAATCCACTGAAATGATTTCAACTACCTTCTATATTGGATGGTATTACTTACGGACTGTTCGTCAATACTTGGATGATATTATTGAAAATAAGGGCTGGCCTATTCAATATCAAGAGTCCATGTGGATTTTCGAAAACAAGTTTGTTTTGTATGGCCCACAAGGTGATATTATGTATGTTAAAACAAAAATCGAAAAATATTTGAGTGAGTTGCAATTTTAAATTAAAAAAGGATTTTCAAGTTCTTTCACATTTTCAACTGTCTTAATGAATAGATAAATAATGGATTGTTTCTTGTCTTTTTTCATCTTTTCAATTTCGTTCATTGCAACCGACAACCCTTTATTTTTATAGACATCAAGCAAATGTAAATCGTTGTCTTTATGTTGAAGTAGACGATTGTATCTACCTACTTTTGTCCCTTCATAATACTTACCCAACTTTTCTTTTAAATATTCATTATTTATTGTTTCATATTTTGCATAAAAAGTTTCGACTATCTTAAAAATTTCATCATTAGATGGTTTGTTAGTTCTTACATATATGAACAGCCCCATAAAATCTTTATAATCATTAGATGATCTTTCCACTGACATCAATCCATCATTATAGAACTCAACATTTAATAGGTTGACTTTTGCTTTAATGACAGGTGTGCCTGCGGTTGTGTATTTACTGATTGCCTCAATTACTCTGTTATACATGTTTACTCTTAAAATATTTACATGTAAATTCATGATCAGTGTTAACAACATAAAAGACACTGAAATTGTTGCTATCATTTTTATGTTTTTGAGGTCTTTCCTGTATACGAATAACACAGTCAAAATAGAAATAATGATGTAGTAATATTCAAAACTCATTGACTTTGTATCTGTGATTAATTCTTCGCTATACTGTGTTAAAAAATTAGACGTTGTAAGAAATTTAATCAATATCAGTAAAACAATTTGAACCTTTAATGCTGTTGCTACTTTTTGACTAGTTTCACCTGACCCAGTATACAGAATAATGGTGATAATATTTAGTATTGGAAGCATAATATAAGTTACACTGAAATAATAACTTAATGTCACTCTCCAATATTCAGTTGGTGTTCCTGTTAACATTTCGTCTTGATACAATACTTTATTTATATAGCCTGTTGTATCTAACCAGCCAAAATATCCAATAATAATGTATATGATATTAATAGCTAATATGTTGAGCATTACTTTCGTTGTTATTATTTTCATTTTTTTTCTCTCTATCACAATGATAATAAACCAATCAGGCAGATTGGTTTATTTTTTATTCTTATTAATTATTGACAATTTCTTTCTTTTTTTCAACTTTCTTTGGTTCCTGTTTCTCGGCACTAATAAGTAATCTTAATATCGAACCTTTCTTTGATACTTCTATTTCTTTTAGTGCGGCTTCTAAACCTTGTGTTTTATAAATATTAATGATTTTCATGTCATTTTCTTTATATAAATGCATTTTGTTATTAATAGCTAACTTCGTTTGTTTGGCATCATCGCCCATTTTTTCTTTCAAATAGGATTCATCATAATGAACGTGATTAGCATGAAAGTTTTCTACCATTTTAAATAGTTCTTCATTACTTGGCTTATTTATTCCAGCATAAACCAAGAGATCAAGGTAATTAGTTTGGTTCTCCGTCAATCTATCTAAGGTAGATACACCGTCTTCATAACTTTCAGCCCCGAATAAAGTGACCTTATGTTTCATAAGTGGTGAGCCAACAGGTTTTAGTTTACTCATAACAATTGCTGATTTGTTTGCCAAATCAACTCTTAAAATATTATTTTCTATATTCAAAATAAATGAAACCAGTAAACATGCTGAGGTTACAGCAACTAGACCTACTTTGTTTTTGAAATTAAAGTTATAGACTAATATGGCACTAGCAATTGCTACAATGACATAATAAATACCAAATGTAGAAGGTTCAAATGCTTCAATTGGCGTTTTATTATAGCCGTCAATAATAAACACTGTGATTATACTGATCACGGTGGTGATAAACAATTGTAGGATTAAAGCGGCTGACACCTTTCGCATGATTTCGCCTTGTCCTCTATAAAAAAGGATTACTAGGTAGTTAATCACAAAAAAAGCTATAAAAACGATACTAAAATAATAATCTTTTTTTGCTGTCCAATACTCTTCTGGTGTGCCTGTTGTTAAATCGGCTGTTGCTATCAGACCATTTAAAAATCCTGCAGAGTTCATTACTCCAAAATATCCAATTGTAATCAATGCCATATTTATGAGCAAAAACGCTAATGCTACTTTATTACCTATTATTTTCATTTTTTTCCCCTAAGTTAATATTTTCTTTATTTTTCTTTATTTTTATTAAAGCTGACAATAATGTTTTATTCTTTGTTTCATTTAGTGCTTGCATTGCAGCCTTAACACCATCTTTTTTGTATATATTAATTAACCTTATGTCTTCATCTTTATATTTCATTAAATTATTATATTGATGTATTTTTGTTGCTTTTATTTCATAACCAATTTTACTTTTCAAATACGCTTCATCTTTTGGTATAAAATTATCATGAAACTTTTCCATTATCTCAAAGATGTCTTCATTACTGAATTCATTATATGTAAGATAATGAAATAATTTAACATAATCAGTATAGTTTTCTGTTGCTCTTTCTATGGTGACTACACCATCTGGTAGGCTCTCTCCACTTAGCAACGTAGCCTTGTGTTTATAAAGTGGTGTTCCTTCTTTGTTAAATGCCATACTATGTTCAGTGATTATATTTGTGATACTAGCACTTAAAATATTTCCTTGAAAGTTAATTAAAATTGCTACGCTTAGACAAGCAATAGCTGTTAGACTCATCATTCTGACATTCTTTAAGTTATTAATATTTGAGAGATAGACAGCAATCGCTGCTATTATTAAACAATAAATATTAAAAGATGTTGGATTGTATTCAGTTAAAACTCTTATTTTATTTTCTGATAATGATTGTATGGCACCATAAAAAATAAATATAATGCTGTAAATCAATATTTGAACTTTTAAAGCAAATGCTATTATTCTTGTTGTTGCTGTTTTTCCAAAATATAATAATATTAACAAATAGCTTACGATATAAAATAATATGTAGACTATACTGAATACTAAATTCGTGTTTAGTTTTATATATTCTGATTCTGTTCCAGTTATATATTTGTAAGGACCAGCAGTACTGTATAAAAAACCAGCCGCTTCTGTTATTCCCATGTAACTTAATGCAATTAGTATTACGTTTATTAATGCTATTGCGATCACAAGTTTACCGCTTATTATGTTTTCAATTTTCATTTTTCTTCACTTAATTTAAATTCTATGAATGTCTGATCGCCTTTTATGTACAATGGGTGTTTTGGCATACCGGCTTTGGTAGTCCCTAAACAATACATTTCAACGCCTAACTCACTCAGCATGTTGTAGACTTCAATCACTCTATTCATCTTGGCATTTCCACCCCAAGCACAAATGATTTTTTTATTACTGGTAAATAATTTCTTCAAATATTCATCATTTTCACAACCCACCGGATCTTCGGTTAACCACAGGCTTTTTGGTGTGGGTGAACGATACGCATAAAGATTGACTACTTTGAGTGAATCGTATCCATTATCTTTCGCAAATTGAATACATCGTCTAATCGTGGGATCATCAAGCATGGCATCTGCAGTGCTTGGATTTAGCATACAAAATATGGCGGGATTATTGGCGTTTTCTACGAAGTCTCTACCTAGTTCATAACGGTATTTTTGACACTGACTAATGATGGCTGTTTTCATATTTAAATTCTCCTTATCGCATAATATAACAAAGAAAACTTAAGTCAAAAAATCAGGTTATATTTTATTAAATAATGTTGATTTATAAGTAATACACAATGTATTAGCATTATAGTGTATATATACAAAGTATGATTGCTTTATTTATTTTAATACTATACACTGTCTTGCAAAATAGGAGCACCTTATGAAATATTTTCTAATCCTGATTATTGTGCTTTTGAGTGGTATGTTGGTCAATGCTAACGATCCTGACATCGTATCCCCTAACTATGACATAACGGTCACTGATAAAAATAAAACGGTTAATCTTGTTATTCCATCCAGTCTTGGACAAATATCCTATGCATCTATCGGAGAAGGAAAAGAAGATACCTTAATAGACTGTCTGATCAGTTTAGGTGAAATTGATGATTTAAATGTCAAAACATCTGTTTATAACATTAAACGAATTGGTGCTGACATCTCTATTTACACATTATCTAAGAATAATGATCAATTTAAAGTAATGGTGGTCTACACCAAACCAGAAATCAGATTAGACGATAATTTAACCAATAACGATCAGCGGTGTGATTTCTTAAACAGTGTTTCACCTACTATTAAATGGCTTGGTAACCTTAATATTGGACAAACTACAATTATTGTGACTCCTGATGGTAACGAGTTATATTTACAGATAACTAAATCTAAATAGAAGTCCATTGTATATTTAAGTTAAGAGAGTATAATACTTGTAAACTTCGGAGACTTCATTATGTTTAAATCATTATTGGCTATTGGTGTATTGTTGGCGTCAGGATTAATACATGCAGCAGAAATAGACGATGCTGTCTATACTGTTAACTTTACTGACAAACATAACAAAATTATAGGATTTGAAGAGCTTGAGGTAGGTAATATGTCCTATGGTGGTATTGGTTCAATGAAAGATAAGAATAAGATTTCTAATTGTGTTATTGACGTTGATGATCCTTTGGCTCCACCTATACCTATTGAAATTTATTCAGCAACCGACTCAGATACGTTCGTTTCTGTTTTTACGATTTCAAAAATTAGAGATACATTTCATATGATTATATCACTTAAATATGAAGAAGATTTTTCAACCGAAAACTCTATTAAAATTAATGACAAATGTACAATTGCTAATAATGTAGCCACTTTAATTGATGTTAACTGGGCTGGTGATATTAATGTTGGTGAAAAGAAAACTATAAAACTTCCTAACAATAATGAACTTTATATGGAAGTTATTGAAGGTTATCCAGAACCATAAAATCCATATTTTAATATGATTGCAATTCTCTTTTTAAAAGATATAATTTATACTTTATAGGAGAATTACAATGTTAAAACAAATTTTTATTGCAGGATCTTTATTGATCGCTTCGATATCCGCTTATGCTGTTGATGAAATACCAAAATTATATAACTTTGATTTTAAAGATGACAAGGGAACCATTTCTTTTTCGTTAACGACACCCATTGGTAAAATGATCCCTATTCAAATCGCACAAGAAGATAAAGATAAAAGTTCTACATGCTTTCTTACATTAAATGATGAATTTGAAACTTCAACGCTTGAAGCTAAACAAAAAGTTAATCTTGGTATAACTGCGACTATTTATCCTTCCACTATCAAAGATGATGATATTAAATTGATGTTAGTTCTTAACAAACAAGAATACATTGCTTCAGAATCTCCACATGACCCTGTTAAACTTGGTGATACTTGCGATTTTTCTAACAGTCTTTCTGTAGTAGAAAATACTAACCTGCAGTGGATTGGCAATATTAAAGTGGGCAAAAAAGTAAAAGTTAAGTTATCTAACGATAATACTCTCTTTATTACAGCGACAGAAGTTAAACCAGACGCTTAATTATTATGAACGAACATGTTTGTAAAATTAAACAAACACTGCGTCAATTAGGCTTTTCACTATCAATTGTGGAGAGTCTAACTGATTCACACTTCCATTATTCAACTGAAAACGAACATTTCAAACACTCAAAATATATTATTTCAGATTCTTCTAATATAAAAATTTTTGAATTAGAACTCTATGAATATAATGACTATAATACAATTAGTTTAAAGTTTGAACAGCAGCAAGAGATTCTTAAAAGAATTAATCTTACAACTTATGATAAAAAAAATCTTTATCGTTACTGCACTCTTCATTTCGATAAAAAGTATGACTTCTTACACCTCAGCATCAGTGATGGCTTGGACATTATTACTGATAAATTAAAATATTCGTTTGACATTTTTATATGGTTTGACTTTGACATTAATTTAGATTTACAACGAATTAAAGTTTCTGGATACACTCATTCTGGAACTGAACTTTTATTTGATATTAGTAAGAATAAAGAAAATATACTTCCTATTGATGATGAACTCTTGTTGATTGAATTTCTTCAATATCAATATAATGATGATATTATTGGTTACGTTCCTGAGTTCTATATACCAGCCGCCTATGATTTCAATTCAGATGAATTTAACATCCGTATTTCATTAGCTAAAATGATGATTATTTAAAGGATATTATTTTCTTGAAATATGATAATTTGGATTTCTTAAAAAATAGGTTGCTTTAAAATCCTCATTTTGGTATACTAGCTCAATTGAAAAAAACGGAGATACACGAACATGAACCTTTTTCCAAAAATCGAACACATCAACGATATTTTGCCAGCTTTGGCAGGTAAAACCTATATCGGTGTGAACAAGCAATCTAACGGTGCAACCGTTCTTTGCTACAACATCAGCAACGGTGAGTCCTTTGCTACGTCTTTTGAAAAAGAATGCCGTGGCATCACCTTTGACCGTGATGGTAAAATTGTTAACCGTCCTTTGCACAAGTTTTTCAACTTGGCAGAGCGTGAAGAAGTATTGCCACACAACATTAACTGGGATGATGTGGTTGCTGTCTTCGATAAGATGGATGGTTCCATGATTACTGCTGGTGTGTTTCATGGAGATGTTTTTGTAAAATCCAAAAAGTCTTTTGAATCTGATGTGGCTGTGTCGGCTTTGGCGTATGTTAAAGCAAACCAGAAATACGAAGATTTTATTAAGCATTGTGCATCCTTGGATTTGACACCAATCTTTGAATACACTTCGCCAAACAACCGTATCGTGTTGCGTTACGATGAAGAAAAAATGACGTTGTTGCATGTGCGTCATACCATTACTGGTGCTTATTTTATGCCAGATGAAGTCGCAGCTTTGGCAAAAGAGTTTGATATTCCAGTTAACGTTCCATTGTTTGGTAAAGGTTTCGACTTGAAAGCATTGTTGCATTCGTTGGATACTGTAGAAGGGATTGAAGGTTACGTTATTCAGTTCTCTAACGGTAATATGGTTAAGGTAAAAACGACTTGGTATGTTAACTTACACCACGCAGTAACATTCGTGCGTATTCGTGACATTGCTCGCTTGGTTTTATCCGAGAAAATTGACGACTACATTGCATTTGTTGCATTACATGCAAAAGACGCTGATTTGACTCAAATCCATTACATCAATGACACGATTAAAGCAGAAATTGAAGGAATCAAGAAAGACGTTGCTGATATTTTGGCTCAACATGAAGGTGTTGATTTCAAAACCTTGGCAACCACCTACTTGGGTCATCCATATTTCTCTTTCATCATGACTACCGCTCGCGGTAAAGAAGTTGATTACTTGGATTACTACGAACGAAATCGTTTGAAAGAAGTCTGGTCTTTGGAGCAAGTTGACTTGGGCAACTTCACAGGGACCGATGACTCAGATGATGAAGCACCTGTAGACGAAGATTAATACCAGAAATACAAGACGTTCTTCGGAACGTCTTTTTATCAATTCATTTCTATGATTGGAGATACATATTATGGAAAAAGTTAACGATAGTTTCAGTTCTATTATGTTTTCATGCACAAAAAATGTATTGTTAACCTTAGCAGGCATTTGTTTGGTTTATTTTTCGTTCGTTTTGGTGACTAATAATTGGACTGCGATAGGTAACAACGTCATCTCTTTTTTGATGATTTTCAACCCTATTAAAACGTTCCTATTTGCACACTTGGGTAAAATATTTATAGGCTGGCTCATTCTTTCAGTGTGGAGTGGTTGTATTTTTTACAAAATCGAAATAGCCGATGTTATAATTAAAACTCCAATGGCATTAAATGCTCTATTATTTATGCTAATACCTACTGGCAGCTTAATCTTTTTCTTGTTAGCTAATGTTTTTGAGGTATGGCTTGTCAGTGCAATATGTGTCATTGTTGCTCTCATAATGCTATTTACATTTCTGTGTATAACTTGTTGCATTTTGTTTCCGGGGACAGTAATACACCCAGTAGATAGTAATCAAGAACAGTTAGATTTATTCAATAACACGCCACAATAGTTCTTAATTCATTATTATACATTGGAGATCTACATTATGAAAAAAGTTAATGATAAGGTTAATTCTGCTGTTATGTCATCTACAAAGAATGTATTGCTAGCCGTTGTAGGTATTTACTTACTTTATTTATTAGGTTCTTTTATTTCCAACAACGGATTTTCATTTGAAACTATATTTCCACAAATTAAAGAATTTGCCTTTGAAAATTTGGGTAAGTTTTTTGTAGGATGGCTAATCATCTTCGCTTGGACTATTTGTACTATGGTTAAATTAGATAAAACCAATACTGGTATACCAAAAGTGTTTTCTATTCTATTTTTTGCTACAACACTTATTGGAAGTATTATTTTATTCATGGTAACTAGTGCTTCAACACATGAAGGTATCACAATATTTTCTTTTGTTTTTGGCTGTTTACTTCTTATTGTATGTTTTGGTCTTTGTATTGTTCACTCTATGCCGGATACATTTGGTGAATATGTGCCACCACCTAACCCGTTTTTTGAACAAAAACGTGAAGTCTCATATAGAGTTAGATTTAGAATCACTATAAAATAAATCTATACGTGTATGTTTACTTGATAATCAGTCACAATAATTTATATAGGGCGTTCTTCGGAACGTCTTTTTTATTGTTAAAATAAAATATTAGTTTTCAACTTGTTGACTTTTTTTTAATAAATAATATTATATATTCAACTTATTGGAGTAGCAATGTTATGGATAAAGTTAAAAAAAGTTTAGTTTCTATTATGTTTTCATGCACACGCAATATAGCACTTGCTGTCGCAGGTCTTTATTTACTATTTTTATTATTATGTGTTGTTCAGGACAATTGGGCATCTATTAATGCCAGTATAATTTCTTTTATTAACATTTTTAAACCACTTAAAGATTTCTTGTTTGCAAATCTTGGAAAAATATTTATTGGTTGGGTAATTATATCTCTTTGGTTAGTTTGTGTTTTCATAAAAATGGAAGAAAATGAAATCAAAGATTCAACTTTACTTAATTTTATAGGTTTCTTATTATTTCCTATTGGTTCAATTATGTTATTCATGGTTCCTTTTCAGCTTGGGATGGAATGGCTTCCTATTAACATTATATCTTGTTTGGCTTCATTTGCCTTATTCGTATTTTCCATTGGGTTGGTTGCTGTTTTTTTTAGTGAAGATATTGTTAAAAATTTAGAAATTGAAACTCCATTAGAAATTGAAGCTCCAGAACAATTAGAATTATTTGATAAAAAATAAATCAATAGTCCCATAAAAAGACGTTTTCACAGCGTCTTTTTTTTGCTTTATTGATTTTAACATGCTATTATAGCGACAATAAAAAAATATTATGAGGTCTTCAATAGTGATTAATTTAGTTACCGACAAACAAACCATTAAAACCATTAAATCAGGTTTAAGTTTAGATGATATTCAACATCCTGCTATTCGAATTGACCACTGGGTGTATAACGCTCAGATATTCAGAGACTTGCAGATGGATAATAATGGTTTCAAACCCCCTGCTGACATTCTTAACTATCTTTATTGTGCTTCTTACAATGACTTTTTAAAAGCCTATAACATTACCAAGAGTAGTTTTGTGTTTGATACCTTCAGACGTTACAAGCATTACGCCTTGGAATACCAAAAAGGAGCAGACACCTATTACTTTACCGTTAGTTATAATTCTGAGCGTGGTATGGATATTATCTTTTATCCGCACATGATACCTTCTGGTTTTGATGCTAGGGCTTGGAACGAGTTTGAGGGCGAATTGTATTTGGAATATGCCAACCTTATGTATGAGTTCTTGACAGAGTTTTATGCCTCCATTTTGAATCATTTGTTTGATACTTATGATGTTAATTCAATTATTGATAACTTCTCAAAATCATACCGCAATTCAGCCGGTGCTGTTGCTATTTTAACTGAATATGAAAAAACTCGTGACATTACATTGATTATGCCAGCACTGTAATGTATCTGTAGACAGATTTTTTCAAATATGTTACTATTGTAGTTCACTTTTTTAAGAGAATTTCATGACTATGACGAGCCATACATTACATCAGTTTACCAGTAATCCTGAATTGATTACGGCTATTCTTGTTGAAAAAAATCTAAACATGAATGAATACCCAGCGACTGAATGGCAGAATCTTGTCCCAACTGAGGATGGCTTTGCTTTCTGCGAAGGGCGAGTACTTTCAGCTAACATTAAGATTTATTCAATGTTGTCAGAAAGTCTTTTTTATTCCATCTTGTTTCCTGACTATTCCGATTCTCAAATTAGTCAATTAAAGTCTCTATTTGCACTCGTGAACAATGTTTTGAAAGAAAAAGACTCAACTTACAACCCTTATAACAGATTTATGTTTTTGAATGGATCTCTGACTGCAAACACAAAATCAATTAGTGTGATCTATAAAAACAACCGCCTGTGGTTAACTAGCTATGCTAACTCAGTATCTTCACATAACATAGCACTTGATGACTTAAGTTTTGAAACATTGTATACGACTATTTTGAACGATTTCAATCAAAAAGTCAGTGCTCTTCTGAATACCGAATTGCCTGAAATAAACTTTAATAGTATGGCTCAATTGCAAGTTGAGACTAATGAAGAGTTTATTCAAAGAACACATAAATCACGAATTGTAAACGCTATTAAAGTAGATGATTTTAAAAAACACATAGATTCGTTAAAATTCTCTATTCAATCTATTCCTTATGATGTTAAGAATAAAGCATGGGATATCAACTCAATGTATGTTATAGATGTATATGACAATGACAAGTTTTCAGTGGGTATTCGGAAAATCAATAAATTGAAAATGATGTTGGCATCTTTAATGAGTAAATCTAACATCAATACATTGATTCAGTTGCTGTCTATTGCTCAATTTTACAGTAGCTTGTTGCATACTGATTATGCTAATAACTGCGTTGAATTTTCACAGCAAGATCTTTTTAGTCTTTCAAAAGAAGATCTTTCTTCAAATCCGACATATCTAGAATTTTCAATAGGTGTTTTCGATTTTGAAATCAGTGAGACATTCAAAATTGATAATTTTACAGGGGAAGAAAAACATTTCTCAACCATTGATGAAGCCTATGTTTATCTGTTGGATTTCATTCAACAAGATATTGTTAATCATCTAAGTGCTGATATTGCAGACATTAGCAATAAAGACCTTTTGGTTCTTGATATGATTACCTATTAAGTCTTTATTAACTCCGTCACGTTGCCTTCTTTTTAGCATTGTGGTATAATCAGCCATCATTTTACAGAGATTATCCATATGCAACCAAAAGCAAGCTGGACGGAATCGCAAGTGAATGCGAACATTGCCCTTCGTAGCAGACTATATGTCTCAGGCTTTCTGTTGTCTGGTGTGCTTAAGGATATTCGAGCAGGCATATTGGAAGCACGGGTTAACCTTCATTGTGAAGATGATATTCCAGTTGGTGTGGTTGTTCTTATCACTGATGGCGTTCCTACTAACTATTTGTCCTCTTATTATGATTTGATGATATTTGTCCGCACCAGTTATCGTAATCGTGGCATAGGTAAAAAACTCATTGATGAGATGAAAGTATCCACTAGCTTGAAAGTGGGTCGTGGATCTCGTTATAGCTGTAATTTCTGGCACTCGCAGGGATTTTATCCATATGAATAACACCAATCAGATTATCAATATTATTATTAGCAGTTTTGTGACTTCTTTTAAGAATAATCGACTCAATGGTTTAGAATTTAACTTTGATTTTGAACCCATGAAAGAAGTGTGTGCCTATTTTGACGCCAAACCTGTTGGTGCTTATGGCTGCTTTACTTTTGAACTCGATGGAAAGACTATTTTCGTTTACAGCACCTACGGCGATTCTGATGATGCAGAACACGATGAGGAAGAAAACGAAGATGGCATGGTCTTTGGCATTATCAGTATGGGTTTTTGTTTTTACCTCGATAAGTTCATTTATTGTTTCGATTTAGACGAATGTGGCACTATTATTCGTTTTTTCAAAACAGTTCAACCATTCAATGGCACTCCTGATATGTTTAGCGGCAAACGTCCATTCTATCATTATCGGGATAAACAGTCTTTGTCTATGCAGGGGTTTGATAAGGATCTTAATCTTGATGAGCATGAAGAAGCCCGTAAGTGGACAAGTGGCCCAAGAACTCAATTTAATCTTGAAGAATTTTCCATTTTGTGATATTATTAGTTAAATAATTTGAGGACACCAAATGAAAACTCATTATCTTTCTATTTTTAACCGTGACACCACTACACTTAATCGCACTTGTGTGACTGACCCTACAACCAGCCTGCTTAAAGTCAGTGGCGAATTGTCTGATGTCGTCTATGCCGCAGCTAAATTCATTGTAACGGATGGTGTGTTGGTGAAAATCAATGAGGGCGGTCGCTATCCTAAGTGCAACATCAACGAAGCACTGTCACCAGAACAGCTTGAAATCATGGAATCTAACTACTCAAAGACAACCACTAAGCATTTGGATACGTCAGATAAAATTGAGGCTATTTTGGCATGAATACCAAGCTCAAAAAAGAAGAAGTGCAACTCTACAAACCGAAGTTTCGGAATAGAACCCATGCACGAATGGAATTTTCTGATTGGCAGAAAGAACTCAATCGAAAAATTAGACAACAAATGCCGCCTGAACTTTGTTTTCGTGTGGCTATTCGTGATCACTTTCTTGATCGCTTGATGGATCGAGAAGCAGATCCTCGGCATATCAAAAAACTCATTGAAGACACCATTCAGAAAAAAATGTGTGAAATTCTTTTTTTTGGTGCTTTGAATAAAGATTTTCCACGCATGGTTTTTACAGATACAATTCACCATGTGATGACAACATGGTCAGATCATGACCGAACTATTATTTTACGTTCTTATGTTCTTAATAATGAAAGGCATATGGGGCTTAATCCAGAGTTTACTTTGAACCCCCATATTTAAATATTTTTATTGCATAAACCATTTTTTACTGGTATACTCTTGCAATCATACTATTGGAGATTTAACAATGTTTAAAGAAATGTCTCAACAAACTCAAGATCTTATTGTGGAATCACTTAACAGTGTTGTCACTAAACTCACTTGTTTCAATGGTGAAATTGCTGTTCTGATGCAAGACCGTGCTGAACCCTACCAAAATATCAATGATGCTGTGACTGACAAACTTGAAAGCGTTGTTGAATTGTTTACCGAAGACGGCCATGTGATTGATGAAGTCGATGCCTATGCCAAAATGGTTGTTCTGAAAGCCCTTAATGACCGTATCAAAGAACTCGAAACCTCGATGACTTACTTTGCTCAGTTTGGTGAAGTCTTGCCAGTTGAAGAAGTTATTTATGTTTATGAAGGCAAAATCAAAGCTCTTTTTGGTGCTCAGATGGAGTTTTTGACTGCGACCTAATAGAAAGCGATCCTTTTTACCAAAAAGACCATCTTCGGATGGTTTTTTTATTGTTATTTTTCATGAAACGTATTATAATACAAGCCTAAATCACAACCATGAGTAAACTGACATGCCTAATTTCAATTTAAATGACGTTGTTGCTGATCTGACTAATATGCATCAGTGGCGGAATCCTGAGCAGTTTAAATCCGAGTTGTTTGTATACGATTTTAACAAGCGTGTTTTCATGACCAATGAAAATAGTTTTATCATCAAGTCTTCTCATCAAAATCAAAATTCTGATCTCTTTATGTCTGATAGTGCTATTTTTTCGAATGTCAGTGGTTTGAGTGAAGATAATTCCCGTGTCTTGTTTAACCTAACACCGCACCTTCATGGCATTGGAATTATTTTGAAAGAACAATTGAAAGAGCAAGAGCTGGTAAATCTTCGGGCCAGTATTGCTGATGGAGCTGAGGATGATATGGTTCAATACATCACAGCATTGAAAGATGCCTTCTTGACCTATTTTGATCGACTACATGAAGAAATTGCAGCATAGTTTATCGAAAATTCTACTTATTATTCTTAATTCCGTTGAATGAGGTAAATCTATGAAAAATTTTAATGTGAATGATGTTGTTGCTGATATTACCAATATCCATGAGTGGCGAGACACTACAAAATTCAAGTCAGAAGTCTTTATTCATGAATTCTTCAAGCGTGTATTGGTGACGGATGAAAAGCATTTTCTTATTAAATCTGTCCACAATGTCCCTGATTGGAATATGTTCATGCCTGACGATGTTATTTTCTCTCAGTCTACGGGTTTGGATGAGTCAAAAACTCGAGTGTTGTTTAATCTCACTCCACATATGGCTGGGATTGGTTTGATCCTTAAAGCTAGTTTGAAGGAAAAAGGCATTACCCCTATTCGCTCTGAACTCGCTGACAACGTTCCATATGTTATTCGATATGACAGGGCATTGAAAGACGCCTTCTTGACCTACTTTGACCGTTTGTATGAAGAAATTGCTGCATAATTTTGTTGACTACTATTGTTAAATTTGATAATATTGACACGTAAACAACCAATCAATAAAGGTGAATAAAATGCAAGGTTCATTTGGTGATGCAACAGAACGTTTTCGGGGTGGTAAGAAAAAAGACACCGAGAAGGCTAAACATAATCGTCAAGATCAAAGCTTTCGCAACAAACGCCGTAAACGCCACGCTTCGCTTGAGGATTAAACAATGACTAACCGTGTAATTACTATTAAAAAAGTTGGCAATGCCAATAATGTCATGTATCGGAATGTCCTTGTTGGGTGTTTTGAAGATGGTGACACAGAATCTCTGGCTGCCATTATTGATCGGGCGATTGATGTTTATATTGAACGAAGCACTCCAAAGACTGCTGACATTCGTGATGCCTGTATTAAACTGGCTGAACTTAGTTATGATCTTGGTCGTAAAGGTGGTTCTAAAAGTTCATTAACTTCCCTTATTAATATTGCTTGTCGATAACTATTTATTTCTTCATCGAGGCTAACCATGAACCTTATCAAAATCACACATTTGCCTATGCAACACGTCAGCAGTGTTTATTACAAAGATTCGTTTATTGGTATTGCCGAAGATGGTGATTCTACTGCCATGCAGCGACTAATGAATCAAGCATTGGAACTTCATGATAAAAAAGAGAAAGAAAAAGAAACGGATGCTCTTTTAAAAGTAGCTCGTGCTGTTTATCGTCTTGATCAAGATGAAGTATCCGAGGCCAAAATGCTTGAAATCGTCAAGGAATCTTTTGCATGAAGTATATTTCTCTGTCTAACAATACACCAGCCGTGGCTAGTGCATTGGGCATTCAAAGTTATAAAATCAAAGACACCATTCTTGACGTTTTCAAAACGATGGAAATAAAATACCCTAATTTTGACGACTGGTTTGGTAAAATCTTCGTTGAAGTTTTAATGGAAGACGTTCGTCGTGACATTATTCTGGCAATGGATGGAACTAAGATTGCTGGTATCCTGATTTTGAAAGATATGGATGGCGAAAAGAAAATTTGTAACATTGTTGTGCTGCCTGCATATCGTAAACAAGGGGTGGCTACTGAATTGTTTGAGTTGGCTTTTGAATACCTTGGCACTCGAAAACCGATGATTTCGATGTCCCAAGATCTTGTTCCAAGTTTTGCAGCATTGATTCGAAAATACAAGTTTAAATTGACCAACATTGATTATACTTACAATAAAAATAAGATAGAATTTTACTACAATTAAAATAAAATAGTTGACTTTGTGTTGGTATTACACTATAATTATCAAATCGCGGAAATGGTGGAATGGTAGACACGCTGGTCTTAGAAGCCAGTGCCGAGAGGCGTGTGGGTTCGAGTCCCACTTTCCGCACCAGTTTATATAAGGCTCACAGTTGTGGGTCTTTTTTTTAACTATTTGTTGATGTATTCAATACTTTAAGAGGTTGTTATTGTGCCTAAAACCATTCCACTGCCCAGAAAGAAATCCAATCAATTACTTTTTGTAACTGTTTTTTCTTTTGTTGGCATTTTTATTGGTATGATGATTTTTGGTATTAGTATTCATCATTTTAATGGTCAAAAATCAAGGTATAGTAACGATTCTGTCAAATCGCAGGACTTAATTAAATCTTTCTTTTCACAAAAAGGCAGTGGTAAATGAATCTTCCTATCTATCATGATTTTGTCGAAAAATACACACCTGAAAAACCATTTGAAAGAGATACCTATGGTGCCAGTGCTTGGATGACTGAAAATAGCTATTATGCTATTCATAAAAAATCACGTTTCATTGATATTCATGAAATGTTAAACAGTTTATATGAAGATAAATTAGTCAGTTATGTCAGAACGAATACTCGCTTAATGTCTGTTGAACAATTTGAGGATCGATTTTCTATTTTTGATTCCATTGCTAATGTCTGTTTCAAGGACAGAGCGACTATGCAATTGTTAATGAAAATGGATGTTAACTTAATGAAGCCTGATTGCTGGGTTGAAAATTTAAATGCCCCTCATTATGCATTAACTCCGGTTGCCTGTCCTAATGATATAATCATGGATATGTATTTTAATACCAGTAGACGATCTTATGAGGCAGTCCGTAAGAATATTTACCTCGATATTTGTAAAGCCTACATCCATCTCTTCATCCCCGATTGAGTCTTTTCTTCGTTTGTGTTATAATCAACGAAATCTTAGAGGAACTACCATGACCAGTCTTGATCTCATTTTGAAAAATATGATCCTTTCTGCACCCTATCTTTATCCAACGACTTGGCAGTGTTATGCCTCTATTTTTCTTGATGTGAACTCCGGTTTTACTTTTACTAATTCCGAAATTCAATGCCCCTTTGAAGTCAAAGAAAATCCTGTTATCAATGAGCGATATCTTGAACTCTACAAAACATTGGCTGTCACTGAAATAGGTGAGCTGGATTATGGCATGAAGTTGTTTATGAATGATTTCATCAAAGAAAATATTGATGTGATTGTGAGCACAAAATGTGTTTATGTTGAATACCTTAAACCTTCGATTGATGACTTAGCTTTATGCGTGGATGAATCACCTGTCTGGTTGATTGATGATTCTTATCCCAATGATGTCTTTAAAGCGGCTATTGATGTCTTGGAGAAGGTGAAACATTTGCTTTGGTATCATTATGGCCTACATCATTGCCTTACACGGCCTATTGAGTGTGCTTCGTGGCAAGAAGTGTGTTATCATACGGCCTATGTTAAAGTCTCTGAACGACTTGAAACCCTTAAACCACAAAGGATTCCAGCCTAATGAAAGCCATTACTGTCATTAACTCTATCATTGCTAAATACAACTTGTCCTTTTCCACTCGTTGGAGAGTGTTGGAACACCTTTTTCTGGTCAATGGCAATGGCTGTTATTGGACAACTTATGGGTGTTTGGATGGTAATCCTGAACATTATCAAGAAAGTGAACTTGGTGAAAATAGCACTATTCAGTCATTGCTTCAAACGTTGGAACTTCTAAAAGATTATGATATGCCAAAGATGACAGATGCCTATCATTTGCAAATTAAGTTTGAAGAAGGTCTTGATAAATTCAAGCAAGCCAACATGAAAAAAATTGCGGCTAATCAATTCTTTTTCTTTGACAGTCAGATACCTACATTCCAAGATCTGTCCCGTGCTTCGTTTAACCATCTGTTTTATGAAGTCCCTGATAACGTTCAACCTGACTGGAAAGCACTGATTGTTGAAACGGCTTGTATTGTCCAGAAAGGTATTAAGAGCAGTTACTTTGTATCTGGCCCTTTGACTGCACCAGAATCGTGGAGCAACCCAGAAGCATTTGCCGTTTACATGGCCGCAGAAAACCAGCTAAAATCTCTAAAATGACTTCTTAGTCTATTGATTTTTCGTCCTACTGTGTTATAATGGCCTTCTTAATTAGGGAGGTCATTTATCATGTCAAACAATCATGAAATCGAAAATCTTGAAGATAAAATTTTCACGACCTTACGCCGTCACGGGAACTATTCGATCCCTAAAAATGCGGTAAACATTTATGCACCTATCCTTACTTTGCTGACTAAAATGAGTGAAGATGGCTTGGTTGTGCAAAGTGAAAACCCTAATAAGATCATTTTCACTACTACCGAAAAAATGGCACAGACTGTCATTATTCGTGGGGTGACTGCAGATAAAGTCCGCACAGGATTTCACCTTTGTCGTCAAAAGAATGATGAAGTTGTCGCACAGGTTAATGCTCGTAACCGTGAAGTTTATATCAAGGATATTGACTTTCTTGGTGTTGTTCAATCTGTGGAAACAAAAGAAGTGCCTGCTAATATTTGGGAAAAGCTGACTTTTAGAAAAAACAGCTTGAAAACAGTGATTAAATTCAAATACAAAACACTGGTGGTGTCTCCTGAAACTGAATTGATGAAAGTTCGTTAATTCTTATGATATCGTCATAATATCACCACAATTAAAATATGAAAATTTGATGGCAATTCATCTAGAACAAGCATTTCGGTGCTTGTTTTTTTTTAAATGAATAGTTATACTATTTTAATTATGGAGATTTACATTGTTTAAAATTATTAGTTTATTTGGCGTTATAGCCTTCTTATCTGGGTGTGGTGGTGATACTGTCATCAGTGAAGCCCCTCGTGAGTTTATTGTTTTGGAATACGATGAGCCTTATGGTTTTAGTGTAACCCTTGAAGACTTGATTACGCATGAAATTTATAAAGATGTTTCAGTTTCCAGAACCTGTGATGATTACGCAAAGCTAAAAATTGATTCTATTTGGTCATTCCCTGTGACTACTTATGTCGATAATTCTGGTAAATCCTATTCGGTGGTTGACGCTACTGATTTATGTGACAGACTCGAGAAAATGCTGTAAAACTTTTTATATTTATGATATAATTATGCATTCTTTATAATATAGGATGCCGTTATGAACGTAGCTACCCAACATTTCAGTGGTGTTTTTACTAAAATTAAGACACTCATCAGCCAATATAAACTTTCAGAGTTTATTAATTCTTCTTTGCTGTTTTCTTCGCTCTGTTCGTTGGCTATGCTGTATGCCTTCTCTTATGGATTGCAGACAGAAAGTCGTGAATTGATTGTCTTTACCCCGCTTAATGCTATTAGTTCATTCCTTTTATTTTGTTTTGGCTTATGGATGACAAAAAGCTCTAAATTACCAGATCGCTATTATAGCTGGTCCTCGGCCATTAACTATCTCGGGGTGCTGTTACTTATTCCTTACCTTGTCTTTATTGACAATCGGTCAATGGTAGCATTGGCAATGTCGTTTTTCTTTATCAATATTTTTAACTTGTGTATCCTGTTACACCTATTTAATTTCCGTTCTAATTACCAGCATGACTGGAATGCATTGCGTAGACTGACATCATTGAAATGTGGTTTTCATTTCAAACTGTCTATGGGATCAAAATTACATGTGTTGATGCCTGTGGGTTTAGTGACAATCTATTTTGATACAATTCGTGTGAATGGTGTTGATTATGATTCATTTGACATGACCGCCTACTTTCAAACACATGGACTTGATTTAAATACCATCACTACTGATGATTTGCTGTTGTGGGACATGATTCGTTATTAATACAAATAGAGGATTTGATTATGAATGAAATTATATTTTTTTGTCAACGTTTGTTTGTCTCCTATTCTGTGTCTTTGATGGCTATTATTTTTTCTATTTTTTTTGGAATAGCGAATTCAGGCATTGTGGAATCGGATATTATTGGCATTGTGGTAACAGGTTGTCTAGCCTTGGTTATGCTTGTTATGTGTGCTGATGGCCGTGCAGAAATCAAAAATATTACCTACTATTCAAAAGTGGCAAGTTTAAATTATTTATTCAGTCTTTTATTGGTTGTCTATACTGTTTTAATGAAAGGATTCGATATATATTTCATGTTGGCACCTGCTCTATTATTAAGTCTTTTTAATATATATCTGTGTTTTAAAATGCAATCAAATCTTTCTAATATAGTTGTGGTTCCTGAACTTCAAAAACTTCGTAAATTGCTCCCTGATGTCAAACACTTCAAGATTGATTATGATTACACTTTTTTGAAACCCACTGATGCCCCAAGGTATGAACCGCGATCTTATAAAATTATCACGACTCTCGGTAATCTATTGTTTGATGGAAAATTCTTTTATCTGAATGGTAAAACTTATGAGATAGCTAACTTTATTTCTGGTTACCGATCTTGCGAGATTGACATGGACACATCAACACCCGAAGATGCTAAAGTTTTAGAAATGTTTTGTGTCTAGAAGCATGGAAATATGCTATTTTGAGCTATTAAATCAACTCGTAATAGTGTATAATCAAGTTCTATTTTAAATAATGCCATGAGGGATTTATGAAACCGCTAAACATCTTACGTCAATTAAATCTCGCTTCTTTCATTATGTTGGCGTGTGCTATTTATTGTGCTGTTGCTTCATTTCATTACGTGACAGTAAATGGAAATAAGTTTTTCTTTGCTGTCGGTGGTGTTACTTCGGTGATGTTGGGTTTTGCGGTTGTCTTGAATGTATTGAATATTTTCATGATGCCGCGAGATAAATTCTATTCCAATGGGGCATGGACATTCCATTTACTCAGTGTACTGCTGTTGGTTACATCGTTTACAGCCCCCGAAGAATATTTGATCAACTTTATCAGTATCGCTGTGCTTTCCATTTTCAATATTGTTGTTTTTTTAAGCACGATGTCATTTCGTTCTCGTGAATCGACGTTGATCAATCAACTTCGAAAACTATTTCCTGATGAAAAGTTCTTTAATTTCGATATTGATTTCAAATTTAAGAAAGACTTCATTGAAGACGCTGTTGATACTTACATTTCTGGCATTCGTCTCTTGACGCCCTTTGGCAAAGTAGTGTTTGTCGGTGATGGTTTTTATTTCGATGATCGTTTTCATGAAGCTAAACGCTTTGTGACTAGCCTAAAAGATTGTGGTTTTAAGTTTAATAAAGCAACACCTGACGAAATGAAAGTTGTTGAAATGCACGTTTATTAAATTTTTTAATAATTATTTAACATTAGGAGTTCGTATGACCACTATTACACAACGTTCAAAAGATGATTTGCTACACGACATTATTTGTTTCTGTCGGGATGACTACGATGAGCTAGCCAGTATTATCAGAAATGGTATGAAAGGCATGAACGACATGGATGAAGCGGAGTTGCTGGCTTTGTTTAAAGAATATGGCGTTGAGCCTGCTTTTGAGGTGGAATAATGGCTAAGTTGAGTTCGTTACTCCGTTGGATTAAAAAGCCTCGGGATAACCTGAATGAGCTTCGTAGTGAGGCTCAATCGCTTATTAGTCAGATTGAATCTCGCTTGTATGCACAAGAAACTCGGGAAGGTTATCTTAACTCCATGAGGACGCTAAGATCGAGTCGAGAACTCTTACAAATGCTAGAAGGAACCAGTGAGGCTAATCAAATTATATTCTTGAAAAAAATGATTAAGCGATTAAAACCTATTAGCAAAATGAAATATTGTTAAATAATCATAGAATATTGTTGTTATATAGTACCCGTTATGTTATTATTAACATCTTGCTTTCAAATATTAGTCAGGAGCCGTTCATGAAATCTAAAGAACTAACAAAATTAAATATTCTCGTTGCTGTCCTTAAAAACAACTACAGTGATTATTATGAAAAGCATATTGGACATGACTTTCTTGATGATCTTGATGTCCACAAAAACTCAGATAGCATTTCTTATTTGATGGAACATGTTCGTAAGCTGAAACCAACTGACAAAGAATATCCTGACTATTTGAAGCATTGTTATGCTATCTTCCTTGAATTGCAACACCTTGTTAAAGTAGAACTTGAAGAAGCTGAACAAAACCACATTCAACTCATTAAACGCAGTTTTACTACAAAGTCCGTTGATCGTTTGATGTTGCTTGACTTGGCTGTGAACGACCCGTTTTCAATGGATAAATTTTGTGAAGATGTCAAAAAAGATAAAAAAGAGTTTTTATCCAGCGTAATTATCAATTTGGTAGAAAGCTATAAGTTATTCAAGAAAGAAAAAACTCGAAAATTAGATAGAATCAACTATTTCACTAATTATTTTGCAAAATGTTTTAATGATTTAACGAATTGAGCAACTATGGCCCGTATCCCTGTATTGGTTAAGACCTAGTAGCAATAGTCCGGTGGCTACCTCGCCAGTAATGGTAATTAGACGACTGAATGTGTGTCGGCAAATCCGGTGTAATGGTGGAAGTCCGTTAACAAAGAAGACCTTCGGGTCTTTTTTTGTTTATATTTTATTATTATTGAAATATCAAAACAAGAAGGATTGGTTAATGTTAAAAAACGAGATGATTATTGGAAGAGTATTACTGCCATTAAGAAATAATTAGTTTACATATTCTAAATTGATAAATATTTTAATACAGGTATAATAATAAAAAATAATAAGAATAAAGATATGCACAACTATTTAAAAATGGCATTGGCTGTTTCAATGTCAGTTACCCCATTACTATCGCTTGCTGATTATAAAGTTAATTACTTTCTTGATAAAAATAATATATCATTTAAAAATAAACCCCTTGCTCAATGGCTGGCGTCAACACCAACTTATAGTGAATGGGCATATGTAGGTGATTATTTTAACTGTCAATCAGCTTTACCTACGGCTGATTCACAACCAGATGGTGTTTCTTTCACTCAAACATTATCAGAATGCACTAAAATTCGTTCTCGTACAGTTCAAGAAAGAGAACAGAATAATCAGACACACGAATACCGAAATGTGGGTATCCCTGTAGAAGAAACTGAAAATGAAGAACATTTAACATACACCAAACAATTAACTGGCACGAAAGTGTCATTCTCGTTTACTTTCTCGGCAGGTAAATCCTCAGCAGTGGGTGGAGATACCATTGTTGGTCTTTATGCTAGAACAAATGCTGGCATTTCTCTTGGGTCAACCGTTTTAAATGAAAATGGTGCTCGTATATTGTTGTATTATTATTCACATGCATATTACAATGCAATGACAGTCTGTTCCATAAGATTTGCAATGACCGCCAAAACGGGTTGGACTCCGGGGGGAGTAACACCTCCTACTGCTATGAACGACTTGAAGAAATATAATTATATTGATTTATATAAATCTAGCACCTTAGTTAAACGTTATTCTGTAGCCGCCGCCCCTGTATTAACTTCTGATGCGGGATACTTTAAAGAAATCTCAGTTCCTTGTAGTGAGATGTCTGCTTTTTATGCAAATACAACGTTGTTTAATAAAGTCGAATTAAATAAAGACTAAAATTAAATAATAAAAAAAGACCTTCGAAAAGGTCTTTTTTGTTTGTTAGTTATTTACTGTTTTTGGAACTTAGCCCACTCTTCTTTGATGGTTTCTGAATCGACAAAGACAGCAATATTTTCATAGACTACATCGTTAATCTTGATATCATGATCTCGACCGACTGACATACCAAGGATGGCTGATTTGTCTGCAGAGTAGACTGGCCCACCTGACATGCCACCAATCGTTTTGGAATCACTAATGGCATAGCGACCATCTTTAAACTCAACTTCATCTCTGATGAACTTCCCACGTAGTTCAACCGATAAACCATTTGGCTTCGGTCCTACATGAATAACTTCTTCATCATCTTTTGGTGTTCTCCATTCAATGTTTGGATTGAATTTATCATTCGGTTTGTTTTTGAAGAACACAAGATCAACCGTTTCACTCACGTAATCAGGCGATTCTGGGTATTTGTTGTGCTTGGCTGTTACGGCATATTCTTCATTCCACTGAATAAAGCTGGCCGTCACTACTTCGGGGTTTTTGTTTCCAATAATGGTATCATAATTACTATTGGGAGCATGACTTGAACAACCAACAACTGCAGCAGCCAGAACCAATGCACACATCATTTTAACGATTTTCAATGTTAATACTCCTATTAAAGTTGCAACGATTATACGCTTAAATATTAATATTAGCAATTGTTTTTTTGTTCTTTATAACCTTTTTGGATTACTGTTTGACGAAAAACCAATTTGAGGTATACTTTTTCCATTGGTAGGAGATGTAAAATGATTAAAAAATTAAAATATATGGCGTTATTGGGTTTATTCTCTGGCGTTTGCTTTGCTCAACAACCCAACAAGATTGAGCAGCAAGACATTAAAGCGATTGGTGATTTTCTACGAGGACAATCAGGATTACGAATAGGATCGATTATTAATACCAGCACGTATGAACCGCTTAACAAGCTAGGTTATTTCACACTCAAACCAGCAAAAGAAATATATCCTTTTACTCGCTATGAAATAGGTGTTACACCAATTAGCCAACAGCTCTACACCTTTTATCTGGAAGGTCAATCGCCTAATTGCCAGAAAGACAACATAACCTTCAGAACCTTTATTGATAAACGTTTTGGTCACCCTGTTCAAACGCATTTCAATCCAGCCGATGAATCAAATATGGTTTTTATGTTGCAAGAACCCACAGCCGGTACCAATAATTTACTCATGTATTCCTGTGATACAGTGACTAATAAGACGTTCATCTATTATTATCGAGAACACTTAACCAATGTATTTAACAATGAAGTCACTGCTTGGTATGCTAAGCAATTGGATGACACAACAGCTTCTAAATAATTGTTGACTTTCAATGGCTCTTTTGTTAATATGGAACCACTAGGTAGAGATGACGATGCAATCGCCTCACAGCAAGGTTAGATCATCTTTAGGTTCAGCGGCGATTGGCGGGGTTCGAAGCCCCGATCTAGTGTGAGGCTTACGATTATGTAAGCCTTTTTTTTTTGGAGAAAATTATGGAACAAGCGAACACTCATTATTTTAAAGCGATGATTATCGTTCTATTGCTTGCTCTTATTTCTTTTTGTATCAATGCGGCTGTTATCAATCCTTTTGAAACATTGCCTTTCTTCTTTTTAATCCTTTTGGCTGTTGCTGCTGGATTGTCTGTTCTGGTGTTGTTTAAGTCCCGTCAATATTTAATCATTACTGATGGTGTTAGCCTTCTTAAAATGGGTGTTTCATTAGTTCTAGCCATCGTATTCTTCTCTTCTATCATGTCTATCTTTAATCCACAGATTAAAAGTTTGCTTGTGGCTAAAAAATATGATGACTATTATGTTCAGATTGCTGAACAAGACCGTTATCAGCCTGCTTACTATTACTTTGCCGTTGGACGACAAAAGAATAATGAAAAATACTTAGTCAATTTTGAAAAAAATAATGTGATGCGGAACTTTACCTACCTTTCGGATGAAGCATTGGCCCAATTAACAACCTATATTAAAACATCCAGAGATAAGAACCTTATCAAAATGTATGAAGATCTGAATAAAGATAATCGCCTTAACTTGATGGAAGTTGCTCAAATCATGGATTTTATTAATAAATTTGGAGTTCATAATGAAAAACCGCCTTTCTAAACGTATCAAGACGCTTTATAAAAAAATTGAACATGTCTTTCCAACTGATGAAGAAAAAGAGCCTTGTCCACAATGTGGTGGCTGTATGAGACATCGTATCAGTCAAGACAGTGGCATGTCAGCCGAAGCTAAATTTGGTTGCATTAAATGTCATTACACTGAATTTCGTGGGGGGACTGGCAGTGAAATCTGGTTGGAAAAGATTTATCACGCTCGACAAAAAAGTCCTTTTTTAAGAAGATTGTATTTCAGTTAACAAAAAAATAGCGTATACTACAACTCACACCTTACATTCATGGAGATTTACTATGGGAAATAAAAATAAACCACAACGTTTTGAAGGCTTCTGGTGGTCCGAGCGTGAACCACACTTTCCAAAACCAGTCAGTTCCGATGTCGCTTTTGAAGGTAAAGAAGCTGTAATCGTGGCTCTTGAAAAACTTGAAAAAGATATTTACCTGCATAAAGACCGGGCAGGTACTTGTGTCTACTTTAAAGGATTTTCTATTTGCCGTTGCTGTGGTGCTGAAAACGGAGATATGGAGTTTTCCTACAAGAACTGGAAGTGGCCTGTAGGATTATCTCACTATGTTAAAGTCCACAACATCAAGCCATCTGATGACTTCTTGAAAGATGTTCTTCATATTGGTTAAACTTTGACCAGATGTAGACTTTAACTTAAAAAAACTTGAATTGCTGTCCTCAGAATGGTATAATAACTTATCATTTTGAGGGCAAACACATGACCACTAAAACTTATGAAATTGTTGTACAAACCAACCAAGACCTTAGTGAAATTTATGAGGCTATCGGTGGTTACATTACGGGTCATGCTAAACGAAAAGAGTCTTGTGAAGGCGATTATCCGTATGGCACAGATGATGTGATGGCAAACTATGCGGCTAAAACAAAAGATACAAACATCTATTACAATTGGTGGTGTAAAAATGCTTGCTTTAAAGGTGCATACAACGACACACCTTTTGCTCTGATTACGGGTGTTCAGGCATTCCATGACAGTAATTTTCCACGTATCATTTTTTCTGGTCATGAATCCGATTCAGAAGTTCGAGCTAAAATCAAGGATCAATTTTTCAAAAAATTTAATGTGATTGTTGATACAATCGACAATTCCACTTTGATTGATGAAGTAAAAGTTCGTATTGATTCTGATGCCTTTACTGAACAATATTCTCGCAAATATTGCTATGAATTGTTGAAAGAATATGAAATGCATGAAAAGATGTTCTCAGGTTATGTTATCAACAAGGTTAATGTAGATACCAATGTAGGCGTGAAGAGTGCAATTACTTTCTATGTAAATTCAGCCCCCAAGAATACAGAAGAATTCCTTGATAATTTAATGAGTCGTATTGAGGATTTGGTTAAAGACTATAACCAAATGATGGTTTTGTCAGAAATGGAGAAATACTGTTTCTATACTGAGACAATTGAAGACGTTCTTGAATCCCCTAAGAACTTTCAAATTATGGGTGTTGATTTGATTGAACACGTTACCGAGTCGAGAACTATACACCTGACTTAAATTTATTGTAACAAAAGAAACCCAACCGAGTGTTGGGTTTTTTATTGAACATTCATTTGTACGATGGTATACTGGATGACATTTTGGAGAATTACATGTATTACATTAATGAATATTTTGGACCTACCTTTGTTGTAAAGCAATTGCCAACACGTATGAAAATTACGGTGACTGAAAAAGTTCATGAAACTTGTGGCAATAAATTGTGTACAGCTTATGGTGATAGAGGCTTCTTTGATTCATTTTGTCCGCATTGTGGTTCTCGTTGCAGCACCTTTAACATTGAGAAAAAGCGTAATGTATTTGTGAGTGATGTTAGTAAAGAAATGGATGATATTCTTATTTACCCTTTTAATGATATTCCAGAAGGGGATTTAATTTTTATTCCAAAGTTTTCGAATGAAGGCTGGTTGACACCGCTCACTAAACAACATATTATTTTCAAGTATCTTGTTAGAAAATGTCAGAATCAAGATTGTAATAATTTAGATTATGATATTAACTTCGACCATGTTTACTGTTCTGGGTGTGGTGTTAAGGCTGAATGTCAGGTAGATGAAAAATACGATTCGAATTTTACTAAAGACACTGCCAAACTATTAAACACATACTCAGATAAGCATGCATTTAAATCATTTGAACGTCCATTTGATGTTAATAAGGAAGTAGATGAAAATTTGACAGCCTTTAAACAGTTAAAAGAAGCCCAAGAGATTGTTGAGCTGCTTGACTCTATTTATGGTGACGGTGCAACAAGTATTCAGAATAGACAAGTTAACTTTTTTGACAATTAAACCAATAGGCACACACAATGACTTCGGAACGCGATCTTGACCAATTTTATACCAACAATGATATAGCTCTTAAATGCTATGACTTGTTGCAAGGTATTCTTACCCAACACAATATCAAACCTACCATCTGGCTAGAACCCTCAGCGGGATCAGGTGCGTTCTTTTCTATTGTGTCTGGTAGTAAATTGGGCATTGATATTGATCCGAAGATTGACAAAGTGGTGAAAGCTGACTTTTTAGAATACCCATTACAAGATGAAGGCTATATCACTATCGGAAACCCACCATTTGGGAAGAATTCTAGTTTAGCCATTAAGTTCTTCAACAAATGTGCAGAAGTGTCCAAAGTGGTTGCTTTCATTGTTCCGAAGACATTCAAGAAAGACAGTGTGCAAAAGAAGCTGCATAAAAATATGCACCTTGTTTTTGAATGGGATGTGCCGAGTAATTCATTTAATATCAAAAAAGAAGTCGTTGACGTTCCTTGTGTGTTTCAAGTATGGATTAAAAAAGATGAGTTACGTCATGACACTAATAAAAGCTCTCTGGCGGAAGATTTTATCTTTACTAATAGAAAGACTGCAGATATTGCCTTTCAACGAGTCGGAGTAAAAGCAGGAACGATTAAAGGGTGTGCGGCCTTTCCAGACATTGCTGATGCATCTCACTTATTTATTACGACAACAAAACCTGATGTTGCAAAGATCTTGAAAGTCATTGACTGGTCAGCTATCAAATTTAACACGGCGGGCAATCCCAGCATTTCAAAACGAGAGCTGATTAACGAATACGCTCGTTATAAGTCTAGCCTTATTCATATTATTGATGATTATTTGTTGTTTGATTTTGATGGTGTTATTTCAATTGTGTTTGTCGTGAATGGGAATGTGTTCAACATTAAAATTGAAAACAACAATATTGTGTTCCATGATTCTATTTTTAAAGTTCAAATTGGCAATGTTGACTTCAACTTGTCAAAAGGTGTCTATCTTGATTTGAAAAACACATTGAATGGAAAAATTTCTTAAAAATGTTTAAAAATGTTTAAAAAAAAGGTTGCCTTATGGAAAAAGGTTTGATAGAATATCTACATTGAAACAGCAAAGCGACACGCTCTCAATGATGTAATATGGCTTCTTGGCAGAATGGTCATGCACCGGATTGCAAATCCGAGTACGGGGATTCGATTTCCTCAGAAGCCTCCAATTTAAATAAAAGACATCTTATGATGTCTTTTTTATTGCCTTTAATTTTTCACTTGTTTTCAATTTCTTCTGTTTTTTCTAATACCATTGTTACCTTCTCATCACTACTTTTAAGATTAACCGTCTGTACTGCATATTCTGGCTTATTCATTTCTTCATAAAGATAGTAAGCAATCCCACCACTCAAACCACCTTTCCTTGCCATATCAGATTCAATGAGGTGTTTAGCTTTCACAATGGCTGGATGATTAATGTCATCAAACAAGTCAGAAAGCTTTCCTTTGTAAATCATGTTATCAAATGTAATGGCTTTCATATTTTTAAAATCATAAATGACCATAATTATTAAAATTAATGGGATGGAGACTGCAGCATATATGCCCATTAAATAAATATACCAATGTGGAATTAAAAATAATGGGAGAACCAACGCGGTCAACATGACAATCATTGGAGCGATTAAAAACATCGTCACCTTGAAGTATTTTGAATTTCTTTTTTTATCATATTCTTCTGGATTTCTTTTAAAATATTCGAAATTTTTTATAAATTCTTTTTTTGCTAATTTGTCTTTCATAGTATTTCACCTTCCTTTTAATTATCCTATTATTTTATGGTTAAAATGTCAATCGACTATCCATTTGCATATAGTTTTGAATATGAAAAAACATAAAATTTGTTGTCATTGATTCTTATATGTGTTAGAATAAGGCATCAATTAAGCTTCATAGGTGAATATAATGCCCAAAATTTCTATCGAGCAGATTAGATCTGCCAACCAAAAACTCATCGCAGGTAAGCCTTATGATGTTAAACCATATTCAGATAAGCTTTCCAAACAAGACATCAATGAGATGTTAAAGAAAGCTTTCTATTCAATCTCTCACTAAGTGGAGGTCACTATGACCAAGCAAAAAGTTTTCGAATCTATTTTTAATGCTGAAGGTAATTTCGTGGTGCTTGGTTATGACCCACATTATTGCCAAGCAGACAATCCATCTCACATGGCATTGCATCATATTCTTTTTGATGCCGATGGAAATCTCAATGAAGAATTGGATGGTAATCTGACTGATGACATTCAAGATCTTGGTGAATACATTGAAGAACAGTCCAAAAACAACCCTTCATTTAGCCCGCTGTGTGATGCTGTTCATCTTTACTTTGCTGAAATGGCTTCCAGTGCTACCAACCAACAATATTCTGTAGCGAGTCTCTTTAAGCGTTAAGTCTTATAGAAATATTTATTTTCTAGGCGTCTTTTGATGTCTTGATTAGTCATTATAATTAAACATTGTGAGGATACATTGATGAAAGAAGCCTATTTCGAACAATTCGGTAAAATATTCTGTAATGATCATGAAAATTTTATTCAACATTTGAAGGATACTAAGTTTTATAAAGAAATTAAAAACAAAAAATATAATAATGACGATTTGAAATCTTATATTTCTAATAAAGAATATAATGGTGTCTCCTATATTATTCAATTGAGAAATACACCGTTCTCCAAACCATTGACTATTTATTCAGGTAAATCTGATTATTTTACGTCTAAGAGTGAATATGTATCTAGTCTTAGTCGATTATTTTCGATTGACATGCGAGTCATTGAGATTTCCAAAAATTTTGCGGTTAAAGATGCATTTAAAAAATTAGGGATTGAAGAATCACATGAAGTCCCCAATGTGCTTTCCGTCAGTGATATGGATGGTATGAAACAATTTTTTATTGATGCTAACTATGAATTAGGTGTCAATAATTTTGATAAACTCATTGAAGATTACAGTGAATATGATGACGAATTTCTGAGTAAGCTCAGTTTTATTTGTGATATGCATAGCCATAAAAAGTTTAGTAAAAAAATGATGTTAAATGACAGCTATCATTATATTAAATGTGATGTTGCAGATAAGGAAGTGTTTTCGTATTCCAATGATGCTTCGGATGACTACTTCTTTATTTTTGAACGAGACATTCATACAAAAAATATTCGTGTCTTCTTTGACTTCATGAGCAATGTCGATAAAACAAAATTTAAGTTTTCAACCTGTGTGGTTGGTAATCATCCAAAAATTGTTCATGATTACTTGGAAAATAAAACACCTTGCTTTATTTCCTCAGAAGGTAATACAAAAGTGATTAAAAACACTCAAACCTACCTGCTTGATGATATGGAATATATTGCTGCTAACTTAGCTGAACGCTTAAAAGTGACATTACCCTCTGAGTTCTCGATATTTTGACAATGGATTCAAGTGCTATCCGTTAGCCGTATTTGAAGGCTAGTTTAAGTGTTAATTAGGTAGAGCAATCTAGCATTAATTTAAAGACATCTTCTGGTGTCTTTTCTTTTTTTTATTATTGATTATTCGATTATCTAATATACAATATATTAATAATAATGAGGCTATAATATGAAAATAAATGAAGAATGGATTACTGAAGTTACTCGAATTAATGGTCTATACCAAGAATTTAAAGGCAGTGTATTATTGTTTCAAAATACCCGTGTTGTAAAAGCATTTCTTAAACGACCATCTTTCATATTTCATAAGCTGTATCGTAGCTCGCCTGCCATGTTCGAAAAAGAGATTGAACAATTTAAAAAATTAGATACAAGCCACTATACATTGACGACCGCCGAGTTGTCTCGTTTTAGTGAGTTGTGTGCAAAAGGTTACTCACCTTTAAATGCAGTTATCTACAAAAATAAAGGCAGCAAGAGCTATTTAACAACGATTAAAACAAAAAGAAAACGTATGCATTTAGGGTTGGCTATTGTCCTCACCCCTTTTTTTGGATACCTACGTTAAAAAAATTAAAAAAAGGTCTTGAATACGGTTGAAAGGTTTGCTAGAATGGCTACATTGAATGAGACGACAGCTTCAACGTCACTCAGAATTGTAACGCGGGTGTGTGAGTGTAATAGGAGAGTTGGCCTTCCGTCCTTGAATAAAGGTTGCTCTACCGTTAAGGCGTGCGTGCCTTGCAACATCGGTAACGTAGGTTCAAATCCTGCCATCTGCACCAAATTGTTGTTGTGTTGAAACTTGTTTTATGCTACAATGATTTAAGTTGAGAATTAACCGAAATGCTGGATCATTTCTGTTAAAAGTAGGTGATTCAGGTAGACCTAGCTTCTTCTCTTACTCTGAACCAATCGGTGAAACGCTCAAATGGTGAGCAAATGGTGTTGTAACCATACTCGTGGGTTCAAGTCCTACTTCACCGGCCAAATTGCTTGATTGTTGTGATGACTTGTGGTATAATCATCCCATCAAATGAATTCGGAGCCTTCGCCATAGAGGGTTGGATAGCAGCGGTGTCGCGGGCAAGCTATCACGAAAGGTGAGAATCAACTCCCTTTCATAGTAATGAAGTGCATCAGAGCTGAGTTTTGCTCTTGATTAAAACGCTTGGGTGAAGCGGCCTTTATTACGAACTTGATTGTCAATTAGCGAAGGAATTATAGTCCTAGTGGCTATGATTAAAACGGTTAGGTGGACTGGCCTTCGTTAAGACCAAATTAAAAGATTGTTATTTACAGGTGGTTGATGTATAATAGCGGTCAGTTAAACGAATACGGAGCAGCAGTTAAATGTTGCTGAATGGTAGCGGTGGTCGGGCGAGCCATTGTAAGAAGGAGAGGTGATTTCTTAGTCCCTCTCTTAGCAATAAGAGCATTGAGGGTGCTGTTTTCCTCGATTAAAACGGTTGGGCGAACCGGCTCTTGTTGCAAACCCTATTCCAAAGAGTTGTCGATGACAGCTTTTTTCTTTTTAACAGTGATGGAGAGTGTCATGATTGAGAATAACGAATTTGCAACTGAGTATGCTGGTCAGCTTGTTTTTTATATGACTGCTGAACAACGCCAAGCTGTCTTTGCTCATATTGAAACGTTGTTTGATAAAGACGCCATTGCTTGTATGAAGGCTGATGCTCAGCAGATTGTTGAAATGCGTGCAGATATGGATCGTCGTCTTGCGGAAATGGACGCAAAAACCGCAGTATAAGCTACACCTTTTTATTGCCGAATAATCTAGATGAATCAGGTAACTGTGTAATCTATGATGTCGTAGGCTAGATCCTACTTCGGCGGCCAGATTTGCTGTAGGCTCTTGTAGCCTGTCCGACCGGGTTGTGACCGGGCAGAACCAGACGGTTCCCGCTTTCGGGTGGAGTCGATAAGGCATAGGTAATCGGTTCCTATTGCAGCAATGAAATTATTAACATTATTGAGAGAATATTATGCCTACATACGAGAGAATCTGGACACGATTATAAAATGTTAGCCCTAGGAGGGTCAAGTTATGTCCAGAAGTGTAAAAGGTAGTAAAGGTGGTGGTTATGAATATTGGTCTAAAAGACCTATGTGCTATTCTTCTCCCGGTCGTTGGGCCAAACAGAAGTGCCATCGCATTGAAAGACAGCAAGACAAAGATTTGATTAGATCTGAACTTAAAGATTGTCACGATCTTTAATCGTTCAAACAGAGCAAGACCTGCATTAAGCGAAGACTGGCAGCTTGATACGGGAATTATACCGGCCCAGCGGTTTAGCAGAGCGATAGGAGTAATCCTTGACCGTAGAAGCAGTGATAATCGGTGACTTGGTGGTGGAAATAGATTAACCACTTTAGTATAAAAAAAAGACTTCTTCGGAAGTCTTTTTTGTTTCTTTACATTTTAAATTTTCTCTTGTTTTCACTTTTTGGCTTTGGTGTCTCTCTGTTGGCTAACAGGTTAATCCACTGAGTGTCTTCCCGGCCTTGTTTATCAGCCCCATGATACAATTTCACGTCACCAAACAATTTCGAATCTTCAAGTATTTTTGATAATTCTGGTATGGTGTAGTAGCTGAAAAATCTTCCTTTTGGATCACTTGATTCACCTTCACCACTTTTGAAGCTGGCATAAATCTTTCCACCTTCCTTCATACTGTCAGCAATTTTCAATAATGTAGTTTTTAATTCTTCTTTGTTCAAATGAAGTAACGAAGCCATACACCACACACCATCAAATTCACCCTTCCAGTTTATTTCTGAGAAGTCTTTGTGTTCAACCTTTACACCAGAATTGCTTTTTGCTATTTCAACTAGTTCTTTGGAAGCATCCATGCCTTGCACATTGAAGCCAAGATTTTTGAAAGCAATTAAATCACGTCCTGAACCGCAACCCGCATCTAAGATCTTTGCATCAGCAGGCATATTCTTGGTAAATTCCTTGTGCAGATCGGATATGTCCAAGTTGATAGTGCTTTGAGCATACTCATCAGCATTCTTATTGTAGTAATCTATTGTCTCTTTATTCATAATTATCTGTCTTGTTGATTATTTACATTGTATCACATTTTTTTGTTGTTTAAAGTTGTGAGAAGTGCTATAATCTACGCATACAAACACACAAAGGTGCTTTAACCATGAAAAGTGAACGAGTTTCGGTTGATAACTATGTAGTTCGCTTCTACACTTCCGTAGAGGACGCACGAGATGCTGCAAAATACGACCACATGCAAGTGTGCCAGTATGGTCAGGATAAACGTTTTGTTATCACCCCAGACAAAGATGTTGAACACCCAGAATTGATTGATACCACGGGCGTCATTTTCAGCCAACGTTCGCAAGAAAATGATGGTCAGGTAAAGCTTTGGATGACTGAGTTTGTCGCTGAACTCACTGTTGTCTAAGTAAGACCCGCTGGGGAGCGGCAGTAAGACCATTAGGAGCTGTTGTAAGAACCTCGCACATGAGAATGTCCGGGGTTTTTTGTTACCTATAAATAAGTAATGACATTTAAAAATACCTTTGATATACTGCAACCACACTAATGTATTCGGAGTAACTAACATGACCAGCAAACTTAACAAAAAAATTGATGAAGAAATGGCAACCTTTATGGCTAAGATGGAAGCGGGATTCACGCCGGACGCTGCTTTCAAAGCAGTGCTTCGTAGACTTCTTAAAGAGCAAGATCGGGATACTCGCCATGCGTGTGCCGAAGCTGTTCTGCAGACTTATAGCACAGGTGAAGCTCATGATGCTTGTATAAATTGCAATACATTTGATTGATATAAGCACACAAGATAATGTCTAGATTAAAAGAGCCGACGAAAGGCTCTTTTTTTCGTTTAGCCCTTTTATTTGTTAGTATTTGATATATAATAGTTGCAAACTAAGGAGTGTATTATGTTTAAATTAATGGCGGTTCTTTTCTCGGGATTATTCCTTACTGGTTGTGCCGTTCATGACATCGGTAAAACATTGGACAGAAAGAAAGATAACTATTCCATTCTTGAAACTGTTTATGAGCCACAAAATAATTTGAACTATGTCAGGTTTGAAAGTCGTAAAACAGATGGAACAGACACCTATTTTACTGTTTCCAGTGGCGTTCAGTGGAACGATGATTATGTGGTCGCATTAAAAACGACTGAAAGCGAAAATGATAAATTTGCCTGTCTTGATGCATGTGGGGTTGTCTTTATCAAGAAACATAAAACAGCACCCGTGCCTGAATGGCGTCACCGTGTCAGTAACGAGCCTGTTATTCTGTTAGGGGCTTCTGATGAAGTTGATGATACTTTCGTCTTTAAATCAATGGATATCGATGTTTCGGCTATCAGTGCTGACATTACACCTTATCCAGTTTATGCTGTTCCCACACCGATTGTTGAGAATAATGCAGAAGGTGGCCCTGTTTATGGAACGGATGGTAAAGTGATTGGTATTATTTCTGGATTCGTTAACACTGTTGATGATACAGGTGAACGATTGACGTATCTAGATGGTTTTGACTCAGGTTATTTCGCTTTGTATATTCCATACAGTGAATTGATTCGAGCGTGGGATTTAGTCAAACCTGTTAAATGATTAATCTGTATTTATTAAAGGACTATCAAGTCCTTTTTTATTGCCTGAATTTTGTTTTTTATTTACTTATTGAGTGCTTTATGGTATGATAAGCCATCTAAATCACTAGGTAATCGAGCAAATGAACCCAATTCCATCCGATATCTACAAATCCATGATTCTTAGCAATCCTTCCATTCATAAGTGGCGTATGGATTGTTTGTTTACTATTTTCTTTGATGCGAAATCACACTTTTCGTTTTCGACAGATGGTCATATCGTGCCCGCTTTTGATTTAAAACCGAATCAATCAATGAACCACGATCCTAAGCCTTATGCGAAAACCTTGAAAGGATCTAAGCTTTCTAAAAAAGAGATTGCATTTCGTAAAGAATATGAACAAAAACTTTATCTTTTTATTGAAGCCAACATTGATGAGATTTCCAAATCTCCGGCTCATTTCAATGAACGTCATCGAAGCTATGATAACAACTATCCAGCAAGCGTTATTACAAAAGAATCACTGTTTTTCAATTTGCCTAAAAAGGTTGCTCCGGTTTGGATTGAAGAACTAAAATTCATTGCCCAAAATGGATCTTCGGCTTTGTGGAGAGAGTTTTGTGGTGAATATGGTTCGACTGATGATAACACGATTTGGAAAAGTCAAGAAGCTCATGAGCTGCACCGGAAAATTTGGTCAATTGTTAAACAACTTGAGAAGGCATAATTAATATGACAACTGTACATGATTGTGTTAAAGATGCTATGATTAACTATAATTCAATTTTTGCCACTCGTTGGCATGTGCTTAAGCATGTATTCTTTTGCAAGGGGACAGGCTATCAATGGTCTGGCGATAGTATTTATTGCACAGCTCAAAGCTCTGATCGACGTTGGAAGGTAAGTCGCAAAGCACCACTTTCTGTTCGTGATTTCATGGTTTTTTTTGATGAACAAGAAAGTAAACGGAAAAATAATACAAATTATCCATTTCAAAAAGATGATGCTGTGGTTGCTTTGAATCGTAAATTTCTGGCGTTCCATGCTAGTTTCTTGGTTGAACATATAGATGAATTGGTTGATAGCCAGATTGCTATTACTGATGATGATTTGCCTAAAAAAATTCACATTGATGGTGGCAATAGTTTGTTTTGGCATCCACCAGAACAAATGGCAAAAGATTGGCGAGACGCTTTGGTCGAGGTCGGTACCATTATGTTGGAACTTATCAAAAATCATTATGCTAATGGTGATGACAGTGATACGGCTATTTGGTCTTGCAACGTGACCAAGAAAACTTACTTTCAAATGAAAGAACACGTTGAGTTGGTCAAAACAAAACAATATAAAGCCAAAAAGAAAAAAGCTTAATCATTAACTATTAAAGGACTGAATAGTCCTTTTTTGTTGCTTATCTTTTAGTTTTTTGATATAATAACGACCTCATAAACCAACATAGAGAGTAATCATGTTCAGACATATCGTTATTGCTACGATTACCAGCTTGATTGTTGGTTGTTCGTTTAATCCCTTCAATTCAGAAGCTGAACGAGCAAAACAGCCCATTGATGGACTTAAAAACTATAATGTTGTGCAAGACGCCAGTGTTAATATGGGCGGTAGAGAACTGAGCTTTATCACTTTTGAGAAAACTGTTGAAGTTGTGGTTAATCAAAATGGAAAGATGATTAAAGACTCTCAATCACAATATGCCAGTGGTGTTCAATGGAATGAAGATTATGTGGTGACGACCAAAAATGTCGATTTTGCAGACGGGTCTGTTCAGCCATGTATCAAAGATTGTGAGATTCAATTTATCAAACGAAAAGCAACCGCTCCGGTTCCTGATTGGCGTTCTCATGTTGTTAATGAGCGAATCACCTTTGTAGGGATTGAAAGTGAAGCTCGTTTTCGTGCTGAATTTGGCATGGATTTGAACGTTAAAACCTATACTGAAACCAATACCGGCACGTTGCTCAATGTAGCCGATAATCAAATTGTTAACGGCATGTCAGGTGGTCCAGCTTATGGTCTGGATGGTAAAGTCGTTGGTATTTTGACGGGTTCGACTGAAACGATAAATCTTCGTAATTCAACCAATCGTAATTTGAGTGGACGTGGTGAACACTTGTCAGTCTATCTTTCTTATGAAGATGTTCAGAAAGAATGGGAAAAATTTCAACAATCACATTAATTATTTTAATATTAGGAGAATACAATGGAAGCTAAACTTAAAGAAT